CCATAATGACTAATTTAGGACAGATATACAATTCGGTTTTATTCCGTTCAGGGATTGATTTAAGGGGTGGATGGTTCACCCCTGACTTTTTTAATGACGCTATTTATAGTGTTAATTACGAAAAGATGAATCAGTTGATTGATGTGTTTGAAAAGAACATGGAGGTTACTTCTGACTTGCAGCCTTTTGTAAAGACGCTTGGGAGCGCACAGTTTCCTCCGATTGAATTTACGGCAGTTACGGCTTCGGATTCAGGGCTTGGCGGGTATGCTGATATACCCGAAGATTTTTGGTATGAAGCCCGTGCGAACTATACTAAATTCGTGAATACGGGTTGTGGAGTTTCGAGTTCACAATATGCGCCCGTTACTTTACTAAAGCAACATGAATTTGATGCGGTAATGCGGGATTCAAACAGTTCGCCCGTACTTGACCCGATTAATAACTATCCCGTACTTGTAATTCAGAACAACCTGTTTTACGTTTACCCATTTGTAAGAAGGGTTGCTTTTACCTATATCAGACAACCACTTGCGCCTAAATTCGACTACGACATTATTTCGGGAGTTCCTGTTTATTTACCACCGGGCGAGGTTCACGTAAATTCATCGGTTTTACCTGTTGGAACTCCGAGCCAAAGTGTAGAATTTGAATATCCTGAAAGCTGTGTTGATTCTTTGATTGACATGATAAGAACCTACATGGCAAAAGGAAATCAGATGGCTTGGGATTTACAAACACAAGGAGTACCTAAGAACGCATGATAACAAAGAGAAACTATATTGATTTAATTCAGAACAGGCTAAACGGAGGTGCTGCACCGAAGGACGTTCAGAAGGTTTACCCGCGAGGTGTTATAGCAAGGGTTCTTGATATGGCTTTTGCAGACGTTGTTATAAACAATTCAGACGCAGCAGCAGACATGAGCCTTGAATTTAGTTTTACGGCTTCTACTGACGCAAATGGGTACTACATTACTTTGAGTCCTCGTCCTATTTCGGGAACGCTTTCAATTTATGACATTTACGACGATAAGAATTCTTACAACATTCAAGATAAGGTAATGGCTCGCGGTATTCGGGATTTGCGTACTAACAACAAGTTTGGTGCTGTTTTGTTTGGTGACAAATTAAGGCTAAATACTACGCCTGTTGGCGAGGTTAAAGTGATTTATGTTCCTCGTGTTTCTGAAATGGCCGACGACGACGCTTTGTATGCTGGTGAGGTAGGTGATAACGGTGAGGTTGTGTTGTTTACAAGGGTTATGACGGTATTGCAGGGCAACGCTTTTCAGGATGAATTGAATAACAATGCGATTGACGCACAACAACAAGGCAGATGATTAAGACGGTAAAATACATAGTTACTTCGGCTTTATTCAGGCTTGGAAAGGAAACAAGGGGTAAGGAATACACTTGGCTTGAACAGGTGGCTATTGACTACCTAAGTGAACGCGCACCGCTTGATGGCAATGTGGGGTTGAAATGTATTCACCTTGAATTAGGTACGACCGCCCGTGTTGCGCAGTTGCCGCCCGACTGCATGAGAATTTCAAAGATCGGAATAAAGTCAGGAAACAGGGTTTGGACATTGACCGTTGATAATAATTTAGCGATACCCGAAAACTTGTTTACTTGTGAAACCGAGAGCGATTCTTCGTTAGGTTTTTCAACTTTTTTAGGTAATTGGGGTAATGGATATTGGAATAATTCAGTGACTTCAAACTATTCTTTGGGTGGTGGAAGAAACGTGAATTACTACAAAATAGTAAACGACAACGGGAAGAAGTTAATCATATTCGATCACAACATTGGTGATGGCAAGGTGATTATTGAGTACCTTTCAAATGGTTCTGATATTGGTTCTGATACCATGATAGATGCGACTTATTCAGAACCCTTTAGGCTTTATTTAATGAGCCAATATGTAATGTTTAAGGGCAACAGAGAAGAAAAGGCGATGTACAAAGAATTGCAGTTGCAATACGAATGCGCCATTGATGCTTCGCTTCTACTTGTTAATGCGCCTCGAATGGCAGAAATGATAGATGCGCTTGCACAGGCTTCTACACCGACTAATTACGGTTAATTAATTTATGGCAAAAGACGAGATCATATTTGGATTAAGTGGCGGTATAGATACCGATAGCGATGTAAGGAATGTTGCTAAAGGTGATTACCGTATGTTTGAATATTGTAGGCTTGGTCAGGTTGGTGGTGAGGGGTTTTCTGTAATTACTTCGTGGGGTACGGTAGAAGTTCCCAATGGTGGAATTAGTTCAGAGGACGTAATTGTTGGTGCTTGCGAGTGGACAAAGCAGTACGCCATAGTTTATTTGGTTTACCGTCCTTCGGCTGACGACCAAATTTGGATGTATGACATTTCACTTGGTACGCATACCCTTGTTGCCGAGAGTTCAGAATTTAATTTTAACCCCGAATATCCTGTATTTCACTTAGACATTATTGAGGATTTGGCAAAGTGGGCGGGAGGAGTTTTTAACGAGGAATTATTTGACCCCACCGACGGTTCAATACTTTACAATTTCCCTTCTCAACTTAATTTAAGAAAGGCATTAGACGGGGAATACACAAGCATAGATTGGAGTGTTGTAAGCGCGATCAAGTGGCCTCCACCTTCACCTTCGGTAGTTTATTTCACCGATCAGACAAGGGCAGACAATAAATTAAGAAGAAAACTATACCGTTTTAGGGTTCAGTATATCTACGAAAACAATGAGGAAACCACTTGGTCAATGTGGTCTAACCTTGCCTTGCCTACACAAAGCGAGTTTATATCTGGAAATAATTGGCCTGATTCAAGTCAAGACAACGGTATAAGAATAACGCTTGCAACGGGAACGGAAGCGGTTAAGAGAATTAATTTAGCGGTTCAAACCTACGACGACAACAACGGTGGTGTAGATGGTGGGTTTGGGATATTTATTCAGTTTAACAAGTCAGAACTTTCTATACCCAACAATAGCACGTTTACTTACGACTTCTACGGAAACGTAAACCTAAAACCGATAAGTAATTTAGATGGCAACTACGATAGATTGCCGATATGGGCAAGATGTCAAAGCGTAGTTGACACTTCAAAGGTTGCATACACAAACTTGATTGAGGGCTATGACAAAGACGTGGAACTTGACGTAACCACAACACCAGTTTACAACGAAATAATTTGGAATCCGTTAAGTGGGGTTATTAATGTTTTGTCGGCAAATACATCACCATCTTGTTCTCTTTCATGGGTAACTGACGCTGTTTTTACTGTTGCACAAGGAAATACTTTTTCAGGAAGTTTTACCCTTACAAACGGGCAAGTATTACTTTTAACCTATACTATTAATCAAACCGATATTGAAGAAGCACTTTTAGAGGCAACGCCCGAACTTCAAATGGACGTTATTTTAGAAATAATTCTCAATAATTTTGCGGAACAGGCAGAGGCAATATTAGGTGTTTCAGTAAGTGTGTCAGGCAATTTAATTAATTTAAGTGGCGGGCCTGAATGGGCTGAAAATTCATTTCAAATGACGCCTCAAAGACAAACGCTTTCAACCCCGTCGTTTAAGGTTGGCGCAACGCACCCTTTTGGGATAGTTTATGGCGATGAGGCTTTTCGTGATTCTACGGTAATTACAGGCAGCGGATTAAATATGTTCGTGCCTTGGTATGCTGATCTTGATTTAAGTTCGTTTACCGACCCTCGAAATCCATTTACTGTATCTGCGCAAATGACAATTAATCACTTGCCTCCAATATGGGCTAAGTATTATTGGATAGTTTGGCGTAAAGCGACTGAAATAGCTGATTTTTCGCAATGGATAATTAATGCTTTTATACCTGCGGGAGATGCTGCGGGAACGGCTATTGTGTCCGAAAGTAATAGGTTCGTAATATCACTTGATAAATTTTACATTGAAAATTACAACGGAGCGAGTATTAATCATGTACCGCAGAAAGGGGATGTTGCGCGGTTTATACGTCAGCGGCTTAATTCAAGTAGTGGCAACATATCGGATTACGTGCCTACATTTTTTGAGTTAGAGGTAATGGAGTATCTTCCTTCGGCGGTTGGTTCAGATGGGCGGTCACAGATTATTGTTGAGATATTTGACAGGACTTTAGTTGACATTGATACTTGGACAGGTCAGTTGATTGAAATTTATACCCCACAGCCAACTTTGAACGAGGACGGAACTTTGTTTGTTGCTCCTTGGCGGGATGGAAGTGAAACACTTGAAATTATTAACCCACACACCAATAGCAGGGCGCATCAGGGTTCAGATGTTAGTGGTTTGGTTTCGTTTGATGGTGAAATTGGTGACGTTTCTTTTGTAACAACAACAGACCTTACAAACTATTTAGCAGACCCCTATAATGGATTAGTAACACTAACCAACAATGACAACGAAACAGAAACCGTTGAAACAGGCGCAATCGTTGATTTAGGTGGTGGTGATTTTAAGATAAACATTAACGGCACTCTTACTTTTGATTTTTCTTCGGCAAATGGTGGCTCTTTTGTTTTAACTACAAGCCAACAAGTTTCAGATGGCGTTTCTTTACTTGCTGCAAAACTTAATATTAGTTGGGGCGACGTTTATGTTCGTCAAAGAAACTATGCTACGGGTTACAATACGGGTTCATTTGGTATTGGAACTAATGCTTTTTGGTTTATTGAAGACCCACACTATTCAGATTATTGGTTGAGTAATATTCACCAATACGGAAGGTTAAACATTGAACTTGATAACGCTAAACAGCAACACAGGATAGCGACTTCAATTCATTCTGATTCATATTTTACCGACACCGACATTAACGGAACTTCTTCTTTTTCATTGCTTAACGACAACATAATGGACATGAACCCGCTTTATGGCGAAGTTGTCAAAACAGTTGTTTCGGGAAGGGAAGAAAAAACGTTAAAATGTATTCAGGAACGGAAGGAGAACTCAATTTATATCAAGCACTATCCCGATGTTGCGCAAGTTCCTTCGGGTGATTTAAGAATAGATAGAGAAACCACGTTTTCAGCATGGTATCCGTTAAAAAGTATTTTTGGTTGTATTGATGCGGGAAGTGTTGTTTTATACCCTAACGGTGAAGTTTTCTACTACGATAGAATTAATGGCGTGTTTGTAAATTCAGGTGGTTCAGGTCAAGTAACTATATCCGAAAGGGATATGCTAACGGGCAGGGATTTTAAGTTCAGAACAAAGACAAAGGAGATAACGGCACGACTTAATTCAGCGGGAAGCGGAAGTTATGTAAGGAGTTACGTTGATGTTCTTAATCAAGAAGTTGCGTTTTGTTTTGCTTATGAGGAAGGCACTTCAAACTTTATTTATGAGATACTCACTTACGATGTATTAAGCAACAGATGGAGGAGCAGATATGACTATAACTTTGAATGGTTTGCTAACTTCGGACAAACACTTGTGGGTTGGGGTACTGACAGTCAAATGTATCTTCATAACCAATCCGATTCATTTACCTTTCATGGGGATGAATTTACTCAAAAACTTATCATTGTAAGTAATGAAGACCCGTTAAGAATAAAGAGGTTTCAGAACTTAATTCAGAGGGCGAACAAAACATTTAACACAAAAGCCTATACCGATTCAAACCAAAGCTACGGGGCGATGGAAACCGAAATGGCCGATTATCTTTTCAAGGTTTATGAAGGGTACTCAATGGGTTACTTTAGACGTAATAAATTTAGCCCAAGATTTGCCACAGAAGAACTTGCAATGATGAACGGTGAAGAAATGAGGTCATACGGAATTACAATGGAATTAACATATACCCCAACTGATAGCGGTGCAGAACTTAATTCAGTTGAGGTGATAACGACATAAAATTTTATACTTTTGCAGATATGGATCCGATTACAATAGCGATGTTAGGAGCGCAGCTTGTTGCGCCTACGATGCAATTTATTCAGGGTAGGAAGCAGGGTAAGCAAGCCGATGAATTAAGTAAGAACTTAACCGATCCTGTTTACAACATTCCTTCGTCGGCTGAGGCGGCTTTAGCTAATGCGGAAGCAATGGCACGTTCGCGTTATATGCCCGGACAGACGGCCTTTCAAAACCGTATCGAGCAAAGTACAGCCAACGCAATGGGTGACGTAATGCGATTCTCCCGTAGCCCACAAGATGCTATGAGTGCTATTACGGCTATTGGGGCAAAGAACAACGATATGGAACTTGATTTAGCGTCAAGGGCTGCAATGAGTTATCAGAACAGACAAGGTGATTTAAGACAGCAACAAGGTATCATGGCTGGTTATGAGGATAAGAAATGGACAAATGATGTGTTGAATAAATTCCTTCGTGATAGTGCTGCTGCGAGTGCTTTGGAAAACGCTTCGATTCGCAATAAGTACGAGGCTGTAAAGGGCGCGGCTAATGCTGCGGGTACGTTTATGGGTGGTTTGAAAACGGGTAATGTGGACAGAGAATCAATTTCAACGGGAGTAGAGCCAATTAATTCAGTTGGCACACAAAATTTACAAGTACCACAATCAAACTCAATGAATACGCAAGGACTGATGGGGAACACCACTTCGCCCGTTGCGGCAAATGCAGCAGGGTTATCCCCTGAGCAACTGCAACAATTAATGCAAGCCCTTAATCAAGTAAACTTTAAAGCGTTTTAATATGGCAACTCCAAGTGCTGCACAGGTATTTACGGGTGTTTCGGGAGGCAGGGGTGATAATTCAGGCTCTGCTGCGGTTTTAGATACAGCCCAAGACTTTCAGCCCATTGCAGATGCTTTTTATCGAAAGAGGGAAGCCGAACAAGTAAGACGTGCTGCCGAGCAAAAAAAAGCAGATCAGGATTGGTTTAATCTTCAAAAAGGATTTAATCCCGAAGAAGTTGCACTACGCGATCAGGATGAAATTATGAGTGGTGCAAACGAGTACAATGATATGCTTGTTGACTTAAAAATGTCGGGAGCAAATCCACAGGATTATTATTCAGACGCGGGAAAGAAAGCGCGGGAGAAGGAGTTTCAGATAAGAAATTTAACTAAGGCTTCTGGTGAAAATCAGAAGTACGATGGACTTGTTGCTGCTGCTATTGAAAAGAAAGACCCTTCGATGGACAGGGCGTATGCAGTAGATTGGTTGAAGCGTTACCGTGCTTTACCAAGTATTGAAGCACAGGCAAAGATGAGGCAAGAGGAAAACCCGTTTAAGACGGTTTATTCATTTGACAACACGGTTGAAAGGGTTAAGCCTTTTACAAAAGACGTATTGGTAGAAAAAGGCAATAGAGCAGATCAGGTTTCGGGGTTGAACGAAGATGCTTACAGGGCTAAGGTAAGACTTGATTTACAGTCACCCGCAGGACAATCTGATTTTGAAATGTGGTCAAATACAGCAGGGAATGAGGGCAAGACTGCAACTGATTATGAAAATGAAGTGGTTGAGTACGCCAAAGGAACTGTAAAAGAATCTGTAAAAACGACTTATGATGAACCGAGAGTTGGTTCGTCGGGTTCGGGTTCAGATGGTGGCGGTAGCGGTGGATGGCAAAACAAACTATCAATCAACATAGAAAGCGGAAAAGACGATAGACTGATTCAGGGAGTACCAAACAGCATAGATGTAAAAAGAAAAGGCACTAATGATGATTTGCCGCCCGTAGAAGTTATTGGTGAGGATGGCAAAACAACAATTGCGTTTCAACCCATACGTTTTTTGAAAACTAAAAACGGGTGGAAAGTTTACGGCAAAAGATTTTCAAAGTCATCAGCAGGGTCGTATATGCCACAAGAAACAACAGAATCCTATGAAACAGTTGACTACGACTTAAATCATGGTACTTTCGTTTCTCAAATGAACGGGTTTGATATTTACAAGGACGTTGAAGGTGCTACAAAAGAAAGTAAGTCGGGTGGAACGAAACAAAATTCAAGCAAGGGTAAAACAAAATTCACGGGAGTTCCCGAAGGAGGTTTTTAATGCCAAACAAGATATACGATTTCATGAAGTCAAACGGCCTCACCACTAAGGATGAGGCTACGTTTTTAAAGGAGTATTCTACTCCTGAAAAGTCGCGTGAACTGCATAGGTTTATGACGGAAAATGAATTAACTACAAAGGATGAAAATTCATTTTATTCAGAGTATTTTGCACCAAAGGGGGCATCATCAGAGGTTGGCGCGGCTTCTGGGGTAGATTCAAACGCGCCACAACAGCCTTCTATTCCGAGTGGAGCAAGTCCTGAATACCTAAAACAACTTAGTGAAAAGAATTTTGTAAAGAGGATTAACAACCCGTCTAAATTTATTAAAAATGCCGACGGTAGTAAATCAACTCACAAAATGGCAACAGCCGAAGTTGATGGCAAACAAATTGCCTTTCCTACTATTGTAGAGCAAAACGGCAAACTTGTAGAATTACCAATAAATGAGGCTATTGATTTCGCCTTAAAAAACAATGAATTTGCTGAATTTGCCAAAGCTGAGGATGCTCAGTGGTACGCAGAAGGAGGATATAAAAAAGGAACTCCGCTTGAAAATTTAGAAAAGTCGCCACAACAAGCGGATGGAAACACTTTATTGCCGAGTGGACTAACACTTGACGAGCAAAGACGGGCGGTATTAAGTCATGCTTCTAAAATTACTCCGCAACAGGATCGTAAATTAAGTTTTGTACAGGATAACGAAAAGATTCCTTTCAGCACAAGGCAAAAGGCATTAAAAGGAACGCAATTTGAATCAGTTGCGCCACTTTCGGAACAACCTATTGCGGGTGAAAGAAACAAGCAGTTAGAATCTCAGGTTAAACAAAACGAAAGGCAAAACGAAAAGAGTTCACTTGCGGTATTAGCAGAATCTCACAGAAACAACCTTTCAAAAGATGTTGACTATAAAACAACGCAAGAAAAGTTTAATTCAGCTTATGAGAATTGGCAAAACGGACAAGGTTCTCCCGAAGATGTAAAACTTGCGGAATCAGAACTTAACAGTCAGCTTGAATTACTTGATCGTGACTATATCGGTAACGAGGCAACTAAACGTGGTGCGCTTGCCTTTATGGAGAAAAAAGACAAGTACGACCAAATTACTTCTAAGGTAAAAGCGGGTGAATCAATTTCCGAAACAGAAAAGAAATTTCTTTACGACCTAAGAAAAGACGCACTTTCGGCAAAAGCGGCATCAGAAAGGGTTGCCTTGATGGATATTGAAGATAGTGTTGATATAGACACATTCAATAAAGAAATGGCAACACTTTCGGCTATGCAGGGAAGTATGACGGCAGATGAGTACAACGCCAAAGTTCAAGAAATTACGCAAAGGACAGGTGTTAATCAGGATGTCATAAATTCACTTGATTTAGGGTATAAGGAGCTTGCTTCGACGGTTGAGTTATCTAAGGTCACAGAGGCACAAAATAGAAACATAGAAACAGAACGCGGGTTAGACAAAATGCGTTCCGAACAAAGAAAAGAGGGTGCGTACATGATACCCGAAGCATTGCGCGGACTTGTAGGCGCAATGGGTACAATGACTTTGAGCGCAGCTAAACTACCAAAGTCGCTTATGGGCCTTGACGATGAAACAAAATACGATTGGACAGATAAGTTATATGACTTTGCGGAAAACGAAGTAGATGAAAGTCAGGGAACTTGGGGCGCATTACAAGATGCTCCTGCATATTTGAAATATTCTTATATGCTTGGTCAAGGCGTTGGTTCGGTTGCGATGTTTGCTGCGGGTGGTGGCGTTTCGGCTGCGGTTGGTATGCCTTCGACGGTTGGTACAATAGGCACGGCTTTTATCATGTCGCAGCCTGACAACTACACAGAGGGTATAAATAGCGGAATGAGCGCACAAGAGGCAAGAATATACTCTAATGTGGTTAGTTCTGCGGAAGCATTTGCGGAAGGAATTATACCTGATTCAAACTACTTCAAAAACCAATTAAAAACAACAATACTTTCAGCATACAAAAAGACGGGCTCGGTAAAAGAAGCGTTAAAAGTTGTTCCAAAAGTAATTGAAGGAATGGCGGTTAGCGGAAGTAAAGAGGGTGCGGAAGAAGTTGTTCAGACTTTTGCGGGTGACGTAACAAAAAGTTTTCTTGACACCGTTGCAGGTAGTGAGTATTACAATTCTACTTGGAATACAGAATCGTATAAGGACGCTATTTTGTCGGGCGCACTTACGGGTGGATTTATGAAGATGTTTGGTTCTTCAAGCCCTAAGAGTGAAGATACGCTTAATGTAATGCGGGATATGATTGATTCAAGGGAATCCATTGTTTCTAACATTGCTAAGTTCAATCCTGAATTAAGTACGCAAGTTGACGAGGTTTTGTCTAAGGCAGAGGAAGCAAAGGCTGGATTGGAATCTCATTCAAAGTGGAATGATTTAACAACGGCAGCACAGAACAAGGCACTTGATTTAGTGTGGCAGATGGAACTTGCGGAGGACGCTAAGAAAAGAGTTGAGCAGTTTGGTATTGTCGATGAAAATAGAAACAAAGAATCCGAAAGGCTTGCGAAGGAATTGAACGATGTTTTTACTGATGATGCAAACACAAAACGGTACGCAGACACAGTTATAAGACAACTTCAACAGGCCCGTGCTGAATTAGGTGTTGAATTTGACCCAATGGAAGATTTACCTGAATCGGTTGTAAAAACATTTGATCGGGTGGATGAAGGGTTGCCTACCGACCCCGTTGCGGTAAAAGAAGCAAGTGATTGGCTTTACTCAAAGTACAAGCAGTTGTCTGAAATGAAAAATGACGACAACCGTAAATTAACTATTGAGCAAATTGAGGCAATTCAATTACAATTAGGAGAAGATATTGATAAACTTGAAAATTACAGAAATGAAAACGAGCAACAACAAAGAACAGAAGAAAAAACCCAACCTGAAACAGAGGCTACTGATGGCGCAATTACCGAAGCCGAAAAGCAACAAATCAGAGAAGAAATAATTACTCTTAAAGCACCTGAAATAACGGTAGAATCCAACACAGCTGAAGTACTTGAAGAAGTAAAGCAGGGTGAAGATGGAATCGTTGAACCAAAAACAGAATTAATTGATGGTGAAAGAATGAAAGATGATTTTCAGGACGAACCATCACAAACACCAAAAACAGAATTAATTGATGGAGGTCAAACAGAAGAAATTAAGTCCACCGATAATGTTTCTGAAAGTAATACAGGCGGAGGCGTTGACGGGGGAAGTGGTGTTGATGGAGTATTGGAGGGCGGGGAGGATGTCAAAGCGGGAACGGAAGCGAAAGGTGAACAACCCGATGCAAGTGATGTAGAGACATTTGAATTAGTTGAAAACGAAGGCAAGTGGAAGGCAACAACTAAAACATATAAAGGTAGAGAAACGGGTAATTGGGTTTTTGACTTATTAGATAAAAAACAAAAAAGCGAATACGAAAAAATTAAAGATGAGGCAGATACCTATGGAACAAAAGAACAAGCGGAAGTAAACTTAAAAAAGTTGCAAGACTTTGAAAGTAAAAACAAAGAAGCCTTTGTAAAAGCAAAAGAACAAATTGACAATTTTAAACAAGCAGAACAAAAAGAAAATAAAGATAAAGCGGATAGGCAAAAAGTATATGACAAAACAGCTAATCAACTTTCTGAATTATCGGATTTGGAATTTGAAAAGTTAATAAATCTAATTGACAAAGATGTAAAATCAACTTTAGAAAAAAGATTTGGAGACCGTATTGAAAAGAAGCAATTATTTAAAAATAGAATTTCCGAAGCCTACCACCAAGCCAAAGCAGACGGAAGCAATCCCGAACTTGTAAAAGCAGTAGAATCCCTACTATCTAAAGAACCCTCGACAGAAAAGGAAAGCGAAGTTGTTTCCGAATCCGAGTTAAGCAAAGAAGGATTTACAGAATCAAAAGTTCTCAATCAACTTTATTCAGACACAAAGAAAAAATATGGTGATAAAAAAGGCGCGGCTATTTATGACGCGGCTACAAGATTGGTCAATCCTAATAAAAATGAAATCGTTGAAATTAGGAGTAATGGTGTCGTGGTAAAGGAAGGTAACAAATTTATGTTGCTCCCATTTGGAAATACTGATGCCAATAGTAAGAAGTGGACTTTGTATAAAGGTATTGATGTTACCGATCAGTTTAACGTTTCGAAAGAACCCGCAAAAATCGACACGAAAACAGAACAGGTCGATCAGGTGGACGTGAACAAAATAGAAACAAAAGCAAAAGAACTTCTTACAGGGTTAAACGAAGGAAAAAAGCAAAAAGATCAGTATGAATTAAATGAAGACATTGAAAATGTAGAGGGTTACTATGTCATATCTGCAAAAAACAAAAAAGGCGAAGAAGTTTTCAACTTAGTTGATTCAGAAGGAAAAACTCCAAACGGAGCATCAGCCAATTGGAGAACATCAGAAATAGTGTCTCAAGATATAAGAGAGCTTACGGGAAAACAAGAACGGGTCGATCAGGTGGACACGAAGGTAGAAAACAGAGGAAATTCAAGCGAAATAAAGTTTACTTCTGAAAAGAAAGTACCAACAACGTATAGGCTTATTGAGGCAGATGAATTACAGCCGTCACACCTTTCAAGTGGTGAGAGAAACCCAATGCACCAAATAGCAAGTGCGCAGCCAAAGGAAAGAAACGACGCGGGAAGTAAAATGGCACAGGATAAAATTGCTAATGACCCAAACATAGCGGAAGTTGGTGAGTCGCCTAATGCTTACTTCGGTGCGCCAATAGTAAACAAAAGAGGTGAGGTAATTCAGGGTAACAATCGAAGTATCGGATTAAAAAAACATTACAGAGGGAACGGTAAAAAATACAAAGCAGACTTAGAGGCGACGGCTGAAAAGTTTGGATTTACCAAAGAGCAGGTTGCGGGAATGAAAAACCCAATACTTGTTAGGGAAGTTGACGTAAACGACCGGGAAGCAATTGAATTAGGTCAATACGATGTAAAAGACCTTGAAACAGGTGGCAAACAAAGAATAGACCCAATTGCTACAAGTCGCAAGATAAGCCCGTCAGACAAGGCTAAAATTGCGTCTATTGTTTTTTCGGGTGACTTCAAAACCATAAAAGAATCTATACGGGCAAACTCTAAAAAAGTAGCAGAGGTATTAAAAGCATACTTGAATCCAGCACAAGGTAAAAACACATTTAATTCAGACGGAAGTTTTACTTCTCAGGGTATGGATGATGTTTCTGCTGTCATATCTAACTTCTTGTTTGACGGTGGAAAAGCAGTATTGCCCGAAGTGTTTGATAAATTACCATTTACGGCTAAAGAAGGTATTCAAAAGGCATTACCATACATTCTTTCGGTATCAGATAACAAGTCCTTAAAAAGCCATGTTCAAAACGCTATGCTTGCTTTCTATGAATTTAATTCTTCGGGGCAAACAAATTTTGATGCGTGGTCAAATGAACTTGACTTATTTACGGGTGGAAGTCCCAAAGATGCTTTTTTACCAATTGAACTCGCTATTGCCAAAAAATTAATTGATGCAAAAAGCCAAAATGAAATAAAGGATATATTTCAAAAATACGAGGCACTTACTTCTGACAAGCCAGCGGATATGTTTAATGAGGCACAGGAAGGAATGAGCAAGGCAGACGCCATAAAACAACAATTTAACGTAGAATACAATGAAAACGAACAAAGAACAAACTCTAAACCACAGAGTGAAGTTAGCGGTGAAAGAGTTGATTCAGGAAAAAAAGCCGAAAAAACTCAATCAACAACAATCTTCACCGAACTTGACACAGCAGACAAAGGAAGATCAGTAAAAGCCCGTACAGAGGCTAAAAAAGCACTCAAAGAAAAATACGGTGACATAATCGAAAAAGCCAAAGACATAAATAAAAACTTTGATTCATACGTCGAAAAGCTAAAGGCAAAAGGAATAATAACTAAAGTTGAATGTTAATACCATGAAAAAGTCACTTCTTACAGCAGAGTATAAAAAGCAAATTAATGAGGCAGCAGCTCGTGAATTACTTGTTTCAAATACCTATAAACAATTCTCTAATTGCATGGAGGGTGTGGGGTACTTCGGTTCAGCTAAATTTTTTAAGTCTGAATCAAGTGATGAACTTGAACACTATCAAATATGGGCTGACTATGCAAATGACAGAGGTGATATTCTGGACGTATTAGCAGTTCCCGCAATAACAACAAAACCAAAGACTCTTAAAGAGGCTTTTACGGCCTACTGTGAACTTGAACTTAATTTAGGCAAGTTTTACAATGATTTATACGAAAACTGTGACGACGCCCCTATGCTTCAACAGTTGCTTACCTTTGTAGAGATACAGAGAAAGAGTGTAGGTGAAGCATTAGACTTTCTTGCTACACTTGATTTATGTGGAGATGATCGTTCAGCATTACTTCTATTTGACAAAGAATTAAATGGCTAAAAATCCTTGTGTATATACTTTGAATGATGGTAGAACCTTGTCTTACGATGAGGTTCGTGCTTTTATGCTTGACAACTTCGACATGGTTTCGGAAGGAAAAACCGAGCCGACAGCCGAAGAAAAACCAATGTCAGCAGCCAGAAAGAAAGCCGAAGCCGCAAGAAAAAAAGCAGAGGAAATAAGAAAAGCAACGGGTGGAACTCTTATGTCCGCGCCTAAACTCGTCGCAGCAGCACTTGATTTGTATGCCACGCTTCTTGAAAAATACGACGATATTACTAAGGCACTCAATGAATTTAGAAAGTCAAAAGAGTACACCGACCTTTCAGACGAGGATAAGAAAATAGTCGATCAGGAAATAGGAGATGAGGAAACGGATGAAACTGAAATTGATTTTGAAAAAGCGGAAGGCGAAACAGAACTTGCAAGCAGAGGTAAAAGAATTTCAGAAGACGATAAATTTAGAGAAAAACTTAATGGGTTTAACAAGACCTATAAGTCAATAAATGTAGAAGCAGCAACAGCACTTGTTGATGCTTACTATTCTCAAAATGTATCAGGACAAGAAAACGGTGGTAAAAAGGCATTAGAGTTTGCGAAATCACTTCTTATTCAAGATTTAGAAGATGGTATTGGTCAATCTGAATATGTTTTTTCAAAATCAGCATTTGGTGTGTTGCTTGCTCAAAAGGTGCTATCAGATGCGCAGTTGCTTGGTGACCTTGATTTGGCAACAGAGGCTAATAATTTCCTTGACCTCGTGGGTAGAAGTTCAGGTTTGAAAGTAGCGTTAATGCAAGCCAAAATAAGCCTTGACGCACTTGGTTCATACGCAACAGCCGAAGCAGCAAATCAAGAAAAGGTTGGTAACGAAACCGTATCTTCTGGTCGTAAGAAAAAAGACGTCGTAAAAGATATTAAGGAAGAATCCGACAAGGCAAAAGCAGAGGCCGCAGATGAGGTGTCAGAAAATTTAGACGTTACCGATATTATCGACAACTCAAAAGAGCCACCAAAACCACAGAGCAAAAAAGCAAGCGGTAAAAAGGCAGAACTTGAAAAGAAAAGAAAGGCTGCGATAGAAAGGGTAAAAAAGGCATTTGCCAATAAGGGTGCGGGTGTGCTTATGGCGGCAACTCCCGAAAATGCGGAGCGTGTGGCAGCACTTACCGAACTTGCAAAGGTTGAGATTGAATCAGGTTTATACACACTCAAAGAAGTAATTGCGAAACTTGCCAAAGACCTTAATGGCGTTCTTTCTAAAAAGCAAATCAGCAACGTATTGATTGGCGAATGGAATGAACTTGCTAAGATAGCAGAGGAGGCTAAACGTACTGAATCAATTGAACTACTCAAAGACGCAATTGAGAACAAAGTAAGCGACAAGGCACTAAAAGCACTTGCGAAAGCATTGAAAATGGCTGACCCCGAATTTATCAAAACGATGAATAAGGGCAAGCGCATGAGTGACGCTCAGATCGTGGAGGAAATACTTAAAGACCCACAGAAAGCGCAAGACTTACTTTATGCGGCACTTGGGGCTTTAATTGATGATGTTAATTCAGGAAACCACTTGGATTCAGTTGGTGTAAGTAAGCCAAAGAGCATGAGTGATGAGGAGTGGGATGCAGTAAGAAAGAAGTACGTAATTAATAAATTCAAACAGTTTGTAGATACTCTTATCCCACTTGCAGATGAGAAGTCGGTATCAATGGCCGATCAAAAGCAAAAGCAGGAAGAAGAAAGTTTGGAACGGGCATGGTTGAAAGCAAAGGAAAGACGGGACAAAGCCAAAGCCAACGCAGAGAAGCGATATGAAGATCGTGAAAAAGAGAAACTTGCAGAAGCCCAATTAGAAGCACGGGAAAAAGAACTTGCGGAAGCAGAAAGACTTTGGAATAACTTTATTAATCAAAAGGTCAAAGAAGTAGTTTCTAAGTTTTACAAAAACCCAAATTCAAATCAGACATTTGTTGAAGCACTTATAGAAGCCATTCCTTCGCTATCTGTACAACAGGCAATTCAAATTGCAGAAAAGGTTCAGACACAGATCAACAAAAAACTTGACCAACGCGACAATAAGAGAATTAAAGAACTGATTAAAGAAATGACAGATGGCCGTGAAGATTCATCGGTTAATGAAGTCATGCAGAAAATCTTCTTTAATCGTGGCGCAATTAGTCAATTCGGATTTACCAATATGCTTTCAAAGTATCTTGGGTATAAGGGGCTACCCCAATACGCTATTGCTCAGATAACACAACTTGCGCAACAGGCGGCAAGGATGAAAGCGGGTGCGCTAAGAACGCAAATTATGAATCAAGCCAACACTATTGCGGCAAGTTATAGCAATACTGCATGGCAAAATTTATATGAGATACTAACCGAAACACTTGTAAGAAACTTGCTTTCTAAAGTAAAGACTGCATTTACAGGTGGTTTCAGCGTTAGTTTCTTTGCTATACCCAACGCGATAAAAAAGACTTTAATTAATCGTCCTGCTAATACAATTAGGGCGTTAAAGTTTACGGGTAAGAATTTATACAATGGAAGATGGGGCGTTCGCAATGCCTTCATGGAATCAATGTATAGACACAACGACCCATTTGCGCAAGCAACCGAACGTGCTGACAACATTTATTCAAAAGACAGGGCTTGGCAAAGAGCAAGAAAAGCGACATTCTCAGAGATTAAAAAACTATGGGGTGTTGACAAAGGCAGGGCTGCTTCGATGATCGCAGGTAGGGCTTTAATTGAGGGTACTTTTCAGGGTAAATTACCTATAACCAATATCATTCCTGATGCTATGGCGTTTATGAACTACATAGCATATAAATTCATGCAGGATATGAATTTAGCTTATATGGCGCAGGACAAGACCATAATGGAAGGTATTAAGCCGTCAGACCCTAAATTTAAAGATGAGTTCTTAAAGAAACTCTCAATGACACCTGCTCAGTTAAAGAGTATAGAAACGGCAGTTGACAATGAAATAGCGCAAGCGGTATCACAAGGCGTTCCTGTTCCAAAAGGATTCAGAAAAGATCGTATCCGTGAAATGATTGCTCAGAACACAGACGAAATGTTGTTTCAACGAGCAATGGAACAATCGGTTTATGATATTGGTATGAACAATCCAAAAAGTGCGCTTGGTGCTTTTGCTTATGGTAATTTGAGAAAATTAAAGTTTAAACCACAGGTAGAAGGCCAACTAAGTTTCTTGGGAATGTCAATTAATTTACTTAGTACAACACTTGGACTTTTTAGCCGTCAGGCAATTGTTCTTGGTGAAAGGGCTGCTCAATATGCCCCAATTATCGGTACTGCTGCTTATTTGTATCCAAAAAGGTTTGATTACAAGGACAATAAATTAGTTGTGCTGAAAGATGATAAAGATAAGGCATATAATATGTATAAATCAGACCCAAAAGAAGCCGCATATCGCATTAGTGTTTCTGTTGCGGTACTTGGTCTTGCTGCTTATATTTTGGCTAATTGGTGGGATGATGAAGAAATAATTGATCCCGCAACGGGCGAAAAAGTTGTTGACCCCGAAACAGGAAAGCCACTTACAAGACAAAGATATTTAATGAATGGTAAGGTTGACTTCTTTGGGAGTTCTCCAAAAATAAGAAGGGAAGACAGAGGTATAGACCCGACTAATACCATGAGAATTTATTCAGACGACGGAACTTTTAGGGACGTTCCGTTTGAGGCAATGGGTCAAATGTATGCCTTTGTAATGGGGCTTGGTCAATTAAGAGATCAACAGAGATATGGTGTTGAAAAAGTTGTGTTGGACGCAGACAAATTAAAAGACCCAACAACAATAAAAGCCGAACTTCAACAATCGGCTGAAATAGACTGGGCTTCACTTGCAACCGCTTCTGCTGCTAATGCTGCTAATACCGACTTTCAAACAGTATCGAAAATTGTAAAAGTGCTACAAGCAAGGGAAAAGGCCGATATACCCGCAGGACTATTTGACGTGCTTGTGATTAACCCCGCAAAAGGAACTGTGAATCCAGCCGTTGTAAGATCATTACAAGAGCAATATTACAATATGAGTGATAGGTATAAGACCTACATTAAACTTGAAAGCGACGTACAAAATTTAGGAACATATCTTGCAAAAGACGTATGGTTCTTAGACCCGTGGATTGAAAACAGGAAGGACTATGAAAGCGTAGATATTTTTGGAAATAAAATAGCATACCCACCTATTTATAATGATTTTCTTGGTTCATTTGGAAGCACAACTAACTATGTAATGGCTAACCATGTGGAAAAAAACAAGGATATGTACAGTCTTTTCATGGTAGATGGTAAATACATTCCATATCCCGCAAGATACATTTATAGACCATCTAAATTTGATATGGCAGGGATGGACAAATCAGTTAAGGTTGAGGATAATCTTCAACGCATGATTTCTGATAAAACCTATGAAAACTTTGGTGCTGTCGTTAAGCAGAATATGGACTTAATTAAATCAGTCACCGATTACGACCAAAGAAGGGAATTACTTGATAATATGTTTGATTTTGCAAGTTATCAAGCTGTTTTATTTGCTTTTCCTAATTCACAGCGTAAGCCGTCAGATACCGAAGTTAAAAAAACACCACAAGAAAAAGAGGCAATGAACTCATTTATAATATCAAATTTACCGAAATAAACTTTAATTAATATTCAACCTTTATTTATATTTAATTTCGCATTATGGCTAAAGTGAAAGAAATAATTTTTTAGGAAACAACGTTGCAATTATGAAAGAAAACCCCGACTTTTGGCTAATTGCCTATGAATCTTGGAAGTTACTTGTTAAGTGGTTTCCGACCATTGCGATAGGGATAATATCTTCATGGATAAGTGTTCAATTCCAGATTCATAGAAAGAAGGTTGAAACCGTTAAACAGGCATGGGGAATAGGCGTTATGGCATTTCTTTTGTCGATGCTTGTAAATTATGTTGCGTCATTAAGGTTTGAGCCTTTTATAGCAAATGCGATGGGTATAGGTACGGCAATTTATGGTCGTGATTTGCTTTTATGGATATTTTCAAATTGGGATGGTGTTTTGCGCGGTATCTTTGGTGTATTCAAGGTTAAGATACCTAAGAAAGACGAGGAACAAGATTAATTTAGATCACAATGAGTACAAGGGTAAAAACACCTAAAGAATTTTGGGACGTTAGAACGTCTAAAAAATTTAAGAAATTGGGAATAGTTCTTGGCGGTATGGGAACTGCTTTGATGGGTGCTTCGGCAGTTGGCTTGCCTAACATAGTTTCTGTTGCGGGGTTTGTGCTAATGGTTGGTGGCGGTGTTGTATCGAACATCTTTACCGACGAACCGAAGTAAAATGAAAACGCCACAGGGTGTTTTCAAGTTTCCTGTGGCGTTCTTCAATTCTCATCTCCCGATTGCCTAAAGATTTGATATTCAAGCGCGAATTGCGATGCAAATATATACAAATAAACTAATTAAGCAAATAAAATGCCATCAAGAAAAATCGAAGATTGCACCTACCTGCTTCAAAACGCATGGTGCGATACAAGGGAAAAGTTTATAGAAATGTACCCATACGCTCCCGAACCAATACTTACTTGTACATTCAGATCAAACGACGAGCAAGCTGATTTATATGCTCAGGGCAGAACAGAGCCGGGCAAGATCGTCACCAACATAAAAGCAAACGGAAAGCACAACCGTAAACCCGCAGAGGCTTTTGATATTGCGTTTAGAAAAAAAGGAGGTAGTCTTGATTGGTCAGGTCAAAACTTTAGAAACTTTGCGGCTATAATGAGCGCAGAATATCCAATGGTGACTTGGGGTGGTAATTGGAAGATGAGAGATTTACCACACTTTGAGGAATAACAAATTAACAAACAAATAATGTCGTTCCTACCCGAACAACCCATGCCGAACCCAATCCCCTACAATATTGACGGGGATAAAATTCTACACCTTAGAACGCCAAAACAGATTTTTAAGTACCTTAAATCACTTAAATACCCAATAGAACCACTTGAAATCTTAATTCATAATCACAGGCGAAAAAAAGACCCCGTGACAAGGCAGTTCTTATCGGCAACTCCCGAAGCAATTAAGCAAATGATATTTAGTGCCGCTCCGATTCCGATAGACCAAATTCAAGGTACAAGGGCAAGTCAAAAACAAAAACAAAAGATTGAGGAAGATGAGGCAAGGAAAGAAAAACAAATTCAGAAAAATCGTAAGCCCATGAGAACGGGTATAAAGTGGGTAGAGGCTAAAAGGTTGTGGAAGGATAAATTTAACCCCGAATTATTTGAAAACAAGTATCCTACCCTTGATGAATTTGTTACCTTTGCTCACGACAACGAACTAAATTTAGTCCCTCGTCAGTAAAAAAAACAATGGCTTCTATTTCGGTAACAAATATTCAGATCGGAAACAATGATACCGTACATTTTTACGACGGCTCAACCATTATTCAATCCGTTTCTCAAATTGTTCCCAATACGACACCATACATTTTAAGAGATGGACTAAACATTGTTATCATCAACCGAAATCCCGGCAATGATGTTCAACTAAAAGACGGTTCACGAGCCAACGATCATCTTGTGTTCAACACGATGTATGTTCTTAATGTTGGTTCAAGGTCATACACGCCCGTAAATCAAGCCTTACAAAATGCGGGTGACTTAAATCTACAACGGGCAAGACAAATTTATTCTGAATTAGTTCTAAATGTTTTCAAGGGTTGTTGCGACTGTTCTGAAAACGGTGAGTGCGCTATTCAGTATCAATATAGTTCTGACCTTGAAACAGGTCAATTCTATACCATAAGCGGTAAATTGCTTATGAGCATGGATAGTTTTAACGGAACTGATTTTTCGGGGCTACTCAATCAACTTGGAAATAATTCATGGCTTTGGTTCACAAAGGATTCAGACCCTAATTCGTTTTTTATATATGAGATAAGCAATTACATTGTAATAAGCGGGCTTGCTGTATGGGATTACGTTTTAATTGATAGCAAGGGCGTTCTTTCCAATAGCGATATACTTTGTTTGGATATTAAGCCCGCTATTGGGGGCGGTGGTGGCGGTTCGGGAACAGTTACTTCGGTAGGGTTAACAATGCCAAGTGCTTTTACGGTAACAAATAGTCCTATTACATCAAGTGGAGATATAGCTGTAACGGGTGCAGGATTAACATCTCAATACGTAAGAGGTGATGGCTCATTGGCTAACTTTCCTACATCAATAGGAGGGGGTGCATCGGTAAATTATTACCTTAATGGCTCTGTTAATCAAGGTGTTTTTGGGGGTAATACTTATTACGAAATGAATAGAGTGCCTGTTATTGGATTAGGCACTAACTTTACAATAGCGACCAACGGATATATAGCTCAGTTCATAACAGACGCAAATGATCCTTCTCAACTTAATATACCAGCGGGTAATTGGAATTTTGAGATGTATTTTCAAGCATCAAGTCCGGGAGGAAGCCCTTCATTTTATGTAGAATTATACAAATGGGATGGTGCAACTTTTACTTTAATAGCATCAAGTTCTGCTAATCCCGAAGGAATTACTAATGGTACAGCAGTAGATTTATATCTTACTGCATTGAGTGTACCCGCAACTACTTTGGCTCTTACAGATAGATTAGCGGTAAGGGTGCGTGTAAATAATAGCGGTAGAACAATTACCCTACACACGGAAGACAACAATCTGTGTGAAGTTATAACCACTTTTACAACGGGTTTAACCGCATTGAATGGACTTACTGCACAAGTACAGAATTTAGCAGTAGGAACATCGGGAACTGACTTTAATATTAGTTCTGTTACAGCAACGCATACATTTAATTTACCAACAGCAAGTGCCGTTAATAGAGGTGCTTTAAGTTCATCTGATTGGACAGATTTTAATAACAAAGCTCCTTTAGCGTCCCCTGCTTTCACGGGCATACCGACAGCTCCTACTGCGGCAATAGGAACTAATACAGCACAATTAGCAACTACTCAGTTTGTTCAAGCGGCAATTGCGGGTACAACAAAAATAACGGCATACGGAGTAAAAATGCCGGGTGTAGGTCTTACTGCGGGAGCTACAAACTTTACGGATTTTTACGGTAGTTCAGCATATAGCGCGACAGAATCTACAAGGTTTTGTGTTGCGGGAGTGACAGGAACAATTCAAACTTTTGATATATACATTCAAGGCGCACAACCCGTAACGGGGTCGCTTACGGCTAATGTTCGTGTAAATGCCGTAACTTCTGGTTCTGCGCTAATAATAGCTGCGGGTTCTGCTGCGGGGGTATATTCTATAAGTGCGCTTGGCGTAGCTATTATTAGAACAGACGTTCTTAATTACAGGATTCAAAATTCTGCTCTTTCATCTTCGGCAGCAATTGTTTCAATAGCATCAACAATTACCACATAAAAAAAAATGTACACAATAACATCAGAAATTGAAGAACAAACGGGTGAAACTATTTTGATTAAAATAGAATCTAATGGCGTTTTTATCATACTAAGTAATTTAATTGCTAACGCATATAGAAACGAACATTCTGCGATAATTAATTTGATAGAATCAAACAGAGTAAAGCTATTGCGTTTCTGTGATTTACTTGAATCAGACCCTAATACCGCGTTTGTAATATTCTGCGATGAGAATGATATTTACATTCACGATATTGACGGGGTTAATCCACCTGACGGATTGGTAAACGGAAATTAAATTAAACACCCTATATAAAAATGATTGAAGATTATTCAGACGAAAAAGTAGGTGTATTGCCTGAAAACGTACACCTAAAAGATCATGTGATGGTCGGCCTTGTCAGGTTCGGTCAACGCAGTGCTTCTGTACCCGTAAGAAAAGGTGACAGAACGATCAGAACAGAGAAAATTAATGTTGCCATTGCTGAGGACTACGGAGCGCAATCCCTTGTTGACGAGGACTTGCTTATCCAAAGACAAATCAGATCGGGTATTGACTTTAATTCAATCCCTCACAAGGGCGGTCATATCCTTGACTTCGGTTCGGTTTGGTACTACACCCGTAAAGCAAAGCCATTTGAATTTCATTCGCTCAATGCTTACTTGTCACGGGAGGGCAACACGATTTACAACAATACCTTTGTTCAGCAGACATTCTACAAAGACTGGTTTGCGGCAAATCCTGTAAGTCAATGGAGAATGCCTTTCAGTCCTGAATCAGTTTCAAATTTTGCCGTAAGCTGGCAACTCATTGACGCTAACGGAGGCAAATGGGAATGTGTCGCACCACAGCTTCAAAAGCCAAATTGGATTCCGCGACTTACTCATTTTTCGATAGCGAACCCAAAATCGGAATCGGTCAATATCGTTGAGGGCGCAAATCCGGGTTACGATGAGGCCACTCATTCATTCATTGTTCAGCCGGGTTGCAAGATCAGGCTATTCTTCATTAACTCTCCAATGGGACAAAAAGAGTTTTCTGATGAAGTTGAATTTGACTTGGATAGCAATAAAATAAATCTAATCTAATCGTTTAAATTATCAGACTTAGGGAGATTGTTGTGGGTTAGTCCTTGCTCCCTAAGTCTTTTTCTGTATTTTTTTAAGGATTCTGAATTTTTAAGCCTGCTTTCAATTGTCCATTTGGGCTTTTTCCATAAATTGTTTTGATGAACATGATTGATGTTTTCTTGTCTTGTACACCACTCTAAATTGTCTTTATGGTTATTGGCCTTATTTGCATCTTTATGATTAACCTCTGGCTTTCTTTCTGTATTTTCAATGAAGTGCATACAAACAATACGGGAAAGCCTAAAAGAAGTTCCTTTATTGTTTTTTGACAGTTTTACAGCATAGTATCCTTTTTTACTGATTGATGGCTTTAAGATTGTTTTTGGCTTTTTTATTTTCATTCCGTTTTTACAAAGTACGGTTCGGTCTAAAGCCATTATTCTACCGTGAGAACTTACCATATAAAGCCCCTCATACCCAACAACGTCTTTCCAAATTTCTTCTTCCATAATAAAAAAAATAACCCCTACGGCAAGTGGCTTGTAGTCGTACCAATAAGGAGACTCACTTACTTTCGGGGAAATAATATTTTTTTAATAAAAGCACAACTACAAGCGGAACAAAAGTAGTAAATTCAATTATCTTTGTCAAATAAATTTAATTTAAGATGATTACAGCAACACCAAACGGTAAAACGCTTTCTGTTCAGGTTGAACAAGGGGCGACAACATACATTGCAGCAGAAAATCCTGTATTGGACGGGGTATTTGTTGCTCAAATTCCTGAGAGCAGTATTCGTCAATCGTTTACGGTTACGGACTGTTTAGATGGAACTTCGGCAGACGAATATCTGAAATACGATGGCGACCACGTTATTTTGACTTCTCGTGTAGTTAATGGTAAAAATGAATTTGAGGGCTTGAAGATTGGCCTAACTAATTCAGAGAGTGGAGATCGTTTCACAGTAGGCGAATACTTGCCTCATGCCGAATGTATCAAGTTGAGGACGACGAAGGAAAACGGCATTGTGATTACGACTCGTTACTCTGATTTAGCGAATGTGTCTAAGTCTGAGGAAACGCGGAGGGCTTATTTCGAGGCTATCCGTAAAGCAGTTATTTTTGAGTAGGATTTTGATTTTTAGAAATAAAATGTTTAGTGTGATTAAATGAAAAGCCCCTCAAACGTGAGGGGTTTTTTCATCCATATCTAAAAGTATTAATTAATTCACGTTCAAAAAGGAAGATCATCGCTTTCATTTGGAACATTGGTGTTAAAACTCTCGTTGGGCTTCATCGCTGGCCGCTGATTCGTAGTGGCATCTTCTTTCGGCTTACACGTCCATCCCGTCAATTGAGTGAAGAACTTTCCTTGCCATTCTCTTCCAGTGACTTCGGCTTGAATTTCGACTTCCTGGCCGATTGTTGCTGCGTCGATTTCCCCGATTCTTTGGTTGCTGAACTGAATCTGGATAAGGTGTGTTTTCGACCTCCCGTTTGTCCATGATTCAAAGACGGATATTACTATGTCTTTGGCCGAGAAGTTGTCGGTGACTTGTTTTGTTTCGGACAGTTGGTGAACTTTGCCGATGATGGTTACTTTTCTGTTTGTGTTTGACATTTGATTTATTCATTAAGTGTAAATACCTATTCTTTCTTGATATTCTTTCCGTAGTTCAATTCTTTCTTGCGTGGTGAATGTTTTCCCCGCCGCTGTTAATTCCTTCGCTATTTGCCTCGCTATTACAATCTTCTCCTTTAATTCAGGAATTGACAATTTGATAAATGGATACTGCCTGACAATGCCCTCGTTTATGTTCAGCCAAAATCCAAATCCGAACAGTTCTTTTAATCCTTTGTCGTACCCCGACCTATTGGAAGATTGATACCCATTGCAATGTTCGTCTTGTAGCCAGATATTGAACAGGTGATAACGCAGTGAATTATTTGAGCCGACTGAATGGTAGTGACCTGCATTCTTTTTCTTTGGAGGTTTCTGACACGAAATGCAGTTGTGCCCCGCATCAATTAATCTTACAATAGTATTAATTTCAGTCTGCAATAAATTCTCATAATCACCATGCGTTCTATGCTTTTCTCTAACTTCCTTCTTCCATGAATTAAAGCTATCACGTTCAACTTTCTTAATTAATTTAGGGTTGTCTTTCGCGTACTGAATAGCACAAACAGCACTACAACACGACTGCATCGGGTATCTTGCTTCAAACGGTATTTTACAGTTTTTACACTTGGGCATTTAATTAATGTTTTGATTCATGGTGTTTCATTTTATCTATAAATTAATCAGTACAAAAACCTGCTTGACAACCTGATCCTGTGCCAAAGAAAAAATCTTGCTGTAATCCAATTTTCTTGATGTTGTCGTATGACATTTCTTTTTTGAATGTGCGCTTCATTTTGCGTTCCATTTCTGCAAACCATCGCATCTTTTGTGGCTCGTCTTCCCAATTCTTTCTAAGTTGCTGATACGGTTTCCAAAAACAGCCTACGCAATTACTATCAGGAGGGAATATAAGCCCTATTGAATTAGCCCATTTCTTAACTTCAAAATGTGTCTTTTTTGATTCAATAAGCGGAAATCGCCCTATCCTCCAATTAAAGTCTTGCCATTTGTTGTTTCCGTTTTCGTGCTTTCCAACTTTTATCTTGATGTCTGTTTTGAATCGGTCTGCGCGTTCCTTTTCATCGTATCTAAACCCGACTTGCATACATATTTTTTCACCAATGTTTTTATGCCACCATTCCGCAATTGGAAACATTTTTAATTCAGTTGTACAAAATCGCTGCATCAAGTTTGGAAGTGCTTTTCTTTTTTTAATAAGGGTTTCAAACGTATCGCCCGTCACCCAAATTATTTCTTTCCCAATCAACTGTTCCAAATCACGCATGACGTAAAGCGTTTTATCACTTTCGGCAGTTGCGATAAAGTCCATCCCTATCTTATCGCTTGCGTACTTTACAATACTTTCGTCTTTAGGCTTGCAGTAATCCGCTTCAATTCTAACCAATGCAAAAATATTGTAGTCCACAGGGTGATGAGCAGCCATGTAGGAAGACGTTTTACCGCCAGATAATGAATTTACTGTAATCATAGCGCAAATGATTTTAGGTAGCTAACACCACTTTCTAAATCTTCAAAAACAATATCGGATACCTGAGTTATGAATGACAAGTATGCGTCTTTAATCGTTTCGTGGTTGGGTTCTAAAACAGTTATGACTGTTTTTCCCAATCCTTTTGCATAACCCGCCTCGCAACACAAACCAATGCAACTTGTATTTGTTCTTTCGACGTACACAAAAACAATATCGCACTGCTTAATGAAATGCAAATCCCATTTTCCGTATTCATTTACATTCATCACAATTCGTTCCCCGTTCTTAAATTCTTTATCTTTTGGGTTTATCCATTGGAAATTATCAGAACTCTTTTTCACTTCACTTGCCCAGTCGCTTTTAAAGCCGCCCGCTAAGTACACTTTTTGTTTCATGGTGTTTCATTTTATCTCGGCAGATCAGATTCAAGTTCTTCTTTCCATGCTTGCATTGCTTCTGTGAAAGTACCGTCAGTATTTGCTTCGAGGTACTTCATTATTGTTGTTTCTTCCATCTGAATTAAAAGTTATTGGTTGGTATGAATTGACTTGATTTAGTCCAGTGTTTTTGCCCGTCAGCAAGTACACAAACCTTGTCTTTATGCCATGACATAATTTGGTATATGTGTCCTTTTTTGAGCATTGGGTCGTGGTCTGAGTTGCAGATAGCGTGACCATACGCGGGTGTGTCGGAGGGTGTTATCATCTTGTTTATGTGTTTTGTTTCTCAATAGTTATCTCACCTGACTTGATTCCCTTAATCACTTCAATCGACATTAGCAACTCAGCCGTCGAAGATGAACCAAGAAGGGTAAATAGTTCTTCAAATATATTCAAAACTTCTGAATTTACTGCCTCACCACCCTCAACATTCCATAAAGTCGCAATATTCTTCCCGTGCTTCTTTACAATTAATTCAGACAGCCTATTTGATAGCATCCTGACATCGTGCAATGGCGTTTTGGATTCAGTTAATTCATCTATGCTGAAAACCGTCATTTGAAGCAATGCGTAGGTCTTAAACAGTCTTATTTTTTCTTCGTGGGTCATATTAAACTTTATAGATATTGTTTCCTGTCAATTCATAGAGTTGATTCATAACTTCCCTTGTCCTTCCGTTGTCTTCAATAGTTGGTTTAAGCGATCTTCTCCCGTTGAGCGCAATTAGTTCTTCTAAAAGTTGTGATTTTAGTTGTTTTTGTTCTGAATTAAGTTCGGTCATAAGTAAAACAATGATTTAACGTGCGATATGCAATTTGTAAAATGAGTAGAGCAACAATTTGTTTTATACCTCGTGTCGCTATATCCTTCTGATGAGAAATAATCCCATTGAAACCTTTTAGCCATATCTGTTATCTGTTTTAATTCCTGAGCAACGGAATACTGTTCTAAAAAATCAGAAACCAAAAGTTCCTCAAAAACGCAATTCATGGAAAACTTAATTAATTCACAAAAAACTATGTTTTCCCCATCTGACTTGTAGCATATCTGAATCCGCTTGCCATCTTGCTTGCGAATACAGTCGGAAACAATAAATCCTTTTTTAATGGCTAACGATGCCTTAATTGAAAATCCGACAAAGGCCGTTGGTATCTCAGAATATGTCATTTTGTTGTGTTGGTGTTTGAACTCGTGTGTATAGGTGTGTGTTTAACAGGTCTGCATCCCTGTATTCAATTTTGCCTGACTCCCAATGAGCGAAGGCACTAATGTTTGGTGTTCCTGATCTGTTTTTAGCGAAAATAAATTCAATGATGCCGTCAAGCGGTTGTTTGTTAATGGGGTCTATAAATTCACTGTATTGCCCCCTAAACTTTTCAGCATAATATAGCAGTACTACTGTATCAGCATCGGCTTCTATGTTTCCAGACTCCCTTAAATCACTTGCTGTTGGTCGTCCGAATGGTCTGCTATCGGCTGATTTGCCTACCTGCGCAAGAAGTATTATCGGTATATCTAATTCATTAGCAATAGCTTTAAGCGACCTTGTAATGAATCCAAGAGCTTGATCTCGTGTCTGATTTTTATTCTGTTCGGTTGACATTATCTGCAAGTAATCAACCATTGCCCATCCAATTGAAAATCTCTTTTTGTGGTACTTAATTTTGGCAATGATCTGATGGGCAGACATTCCCGCTGTGGGGTCAATGTATAGGTTCGATGCTTTAGCTTTTTGAGCAGCATTAAGAACGGTATTAAATTCACCATCACTAAGCTGTGATCTCTGCATTTTGCTGTACCTAATACCTGAATTAGTTGTTAATTGCCTATACGTTGTTTGGTCAGCCGACATTTCAAGCTGTGCTATGTAGCCTGCCGATTGTTTTTCCGCGTTTTGGGCTATAAACATACTGATTTCGCTTTTTCCTGTACCGGGTCGTCCCGCAAATACGTGAAGCCCTGTTTGTAAGCCGCCCATAACGTAATCTATTGAAGTTAGTCCCGTAGATATCCCTGAAACTCCGTCACTATTCAAACCTTTTGCAATTTTCGCCACTGCGTTATCAATTCTTTTTCCTGTGTCCATAATCATCATTCCTGACCTCGTAGAGCCTATTTCGATAAACTTCATGTGAAATTCATCCATGACGTCCGAAATATTGCCTGTATAGGCTTCTAATGCGTATTTCTGACATAAGTCAATAAATACTCTTGCATCACGTAGATTTTTTGCAAGCGAAACCCAGCTTTCAATATTTGGAAATTGTAGGCCTTTTGTAAGTTCAGAAAGTTTTAGCGCAATGTTCTGCGGCATATCCCTTTCGATTTGTGCCGTTCGCTGTCTTACGGAAATAATATCGGGTTCAATTCCTTCTTTGTGAAGTTCCTCAACCGCTATCCAAACTGATTTATAGAAAGGGTGTGAAAAATATGAATCGTCTATGATAGACACGCAATACAACAGAATTTCATTGTTTATGATGCAGTGTCCAAGAATTGTCTTTTCCAATTCATGGTCATAGGGTACTATTTTTTCGGGTTGCTTCATAAACTCTTAGTCGTTGTCCATTCCTCTGCGGGTTGACATTGCTTTTACGGCTTCATCGTATTCTCGTTGACTGTACGTTACACCTGCGGGAAGTTTTGAGCCTGAATTGGTTTTTGTAGTTTTTAATTTTTCAAGAAAAACGTCAATGTACATAATCCCGTCCTTGTTCTTTTGTCTTAATTTCAAAGGTGAAAGAAAGTTTTTTGTCCAAAATTCATCTTCTCTTGCCCATGTTACTGCATCTGTGATCTGCTTTTTTTCCTTTTTGTCTATTCGGATTAATTTATCGTATTCCTGTCCCCATTTGTCAAGATCAGATTGACTTGGTTTTATGCTTTCGGGTTTCATTTTTTCATTAAACCATTGAGCGAACTTTCTTCCGTCATCCGAAATTTCCAATTTTGGAGGAAAGGATTCTTTTTCATTTTCTTTACTTTCTTTTACTTTCCTTTCCTTTATAGCATTGCCTTCGGATTGCGTTGGCACTAATTTCGCATTAGATTCGCTATGCGTTCGCATACTTTCCCAACGTTTACGGGCACTTTCACGAGCCTTGTCAGACTTAGCGTTTCGCTCATTTAACCTTCTTTCTACCGAACTGCTACCAAAAGTTTCACCATCAATGACGAATAAATCAAATTCAGTAATAACAGACTCCACTATATTTTTATCTGAACGAATATCAAACGCAATGCTATCGTAATCCGTTGGCAATGCGTTCGCATTATTGTATAAGTCTTCAACTATTGCCCAAAAGATACCGTAACCAGCCATCCCGTGTTTGGAAATAAGCCTTTTGATTTTAATATCAGTACGAGCGTTGTAGTCGTGACTGAAATAATAAGTTTCTTTCATTGAAAAATAAACCCATCATTACACGCAAGGGCTATCCGTCGCTCGGTTGAGCTTTTTGGCAATGCGGCAATGATGGGGTTTATAAAATTCTTCATAACAGATAGCGGTACAATAATACGACTTCAATCATCAGAAGTCAAGTAAGGCGAAAGGAGTTATTAACTAAATTCAGATCATTCCTCCCCTTCGTGTCCTGTTGTAATAGCCGGATATTCTCTAAGGTTTCGGATAACGACGTTTTTGTATTTCAGATCGTGTTGCTTTTTCAGATAAAGACGGGTGAGTTTTGCTACATACTTGTAGAGAAAAACTTCTCTTTTTGATTGCGGTCGGTTACGGGTCATAACCTTAATTTAGTTTGTTAGCCACTATAAACCCTCCGACAAAAGCTGCGGGTACAAATACGGCAATTCCGAATTTCAATGCCTTGTTGCCCCTTGTTAGCTTCTTATTCTTGTGAATTGCCTGGTCTAATTCAAATTTGTATTGTTCTGCAACATCGTTCTTGATCTCAAACGCCTGAATTAAGTCCTGAGTACTTCTTGCTGCTATGCCTGTTTGGTTCTCATACTCTTTGATGATAGCCATGTTAATCGAATCCCTTTCCTCACAGATTGAACGTAATTCATATTCGTAAAGCATCCGGCCAAATGAAACGGTGAATCTCCATTTTAAGGCATCGTTTGAATTACTTTGTGACAAAGAATCCTGACTGCCAAAGGGAGTCGAACTCATGAACTGACCGCTCATAGACTTGATTAAAAGTAGAGGTATCAGCAGGGCTGTTATTCGTAATATACTTCGTAACATATCGGTTAAAAATTTGGGGTTGTTTTTCGATTATTGTTTGTCTTTGCTCGGATAGTTCCTGAATCTTTAAGTTGCTTTCCTGAATTAATTCACGGTATTTCTCCTGCATTTTAAGCAAGGAATCTGCCTTTTGATCGTACTTCTCCATGAAGTCAACCTTTATGTTGTCAGTCCTGACCGAACTAATCACAAAGGCCACAATCATTATTACAAGCAGCGACCAAAAGGCTGAATTAATCCACTTTGTTGTTTTCTCTTTATTCATCTTCACCTCCTGTTTCTATTTCCTGACTTGACAACGACTTGATAAATTTCCTCGTTTCAAATTCGTCCTGAGCGTACTTGTGAAAATATCGGCTTACTTCGCAGCTTTCCTTAATCTTGTCCTCATCCCGCTCCACAACAAATTCATAGTATTTGTCCTCATCGGGTATCGGAATAAAGGAATGATAAACCGCTAAAACCTCGCTACCGTCGTTCTTTGGGTCGATATCCAATCCTGCTAAATAGGCATCAAAGTTCTGTTCCGTGTACACCATATCCTTTACAGCCATGACCTGCGCCCACTTCGGCATTTCGCCATCCCAATCACCAAATGTTTGCTTCTTAATTTCGTCAAGTACCTGCATATATGGTGTATCGGTCAAACAAAAACAAATCTTGTGTCTTTCTGCTCCTGTCAAGTGCATATAGTCAACTCCCTGCCAATCGTAAACGGGCTTTAATTTAGCCGTTATGCTGTCATAAAAAGTGATAATATCCCATGAACATTTAACGTCCAAAGTTTCCTTGCATCCAATCAGTTTTTCACCAACGTACAAGTCAACTTCTCCTGTTGTCCTGTTCTCATGATCGTACAACCGTTCTTCGTTTTTCCTGAAATAGGCGTCATTCATCAAAGAAACAAGCGTAATCCCCTTTTCCTCATTCAGCTTTCCTTTCTTCGTGTACTTGTTGCTGATTTCCTTGCTCCTGTCATACTTCCAACTTACCCACTGCCGACGTGCTGACTTCAAAGCCGTTGCAGATATGTGAGGCTCGTTTAATTTAAGCTCTAAGGTCTGCTTTTCTAAATTCATTTTCTGAATCCTCGCAAGAAGATTTTGGGCGGTTTTTGTTTCCTTGTTAGCCGTAGATGCGTAGGTTGAATTAGCGGTAACTAATTTAGACGCTACTTCATCGTACTTCTCTTTAGGCGACTTCCCTCGTGGTTTCGTCAGTAGTTCAGACTTCGCGGAGGCTCGGAAATAGAGTCCTCCGTCTGATTGGTTTGTGATGTTGCTCATGGTTCAAGTGATTGAATTAGTTCTGTTTTGGTTCTGAACACCTTGTCTTCTGTAAGAATAATTAAGTCCGACGGTGAACCTTCTTTTGCAAGCTGAAACCAATACTTAATGACACCACTGACTTTAGATATTTCCGTATCTATTCTGTAAACTAATTGGCGTCTTATCTTGCTGTTATTATCCAAGAAAAACAATGGTTCGTCTAAGTCGTATGCTGTTGTGATTGTCATTTTGTTTTACTTTTTAGAATTAGCGTGTTCAATTGTCTTTTGAAGCAATGTTTCAACGTCTGATTTAGCCTTTTTAAATTTAGCTGATTTAAACTCATATTTTCCGATAAGTGCCTGAATGTCGGAAATAAGCGCGTCGAACTTTTCAGCGTCACCACGAGATAGCAATGCTTCTTTTTCTGCTTCAAGACGTGCTGTTTCGGCAATCTTAGCTTCTTCTCTTGCTTTTAATTCGTCTGCAATTCGTTTCCGTTCAGCTTCTAATTCAGCTTGTGCCTCACGAGCAATGCGTTCTACTTCTTCGCGTTCTCTTTTCGCCTTTTCATCTGCCTTGCGCTGCTCTTCTGCAATACGTTTGCGCTCTGCCTCCGCTTCGGCTTCTTTTGCCCTTAATTCAGCCTCATGCTTTTCGCGCAATTCTCTTTCCTTTCGTTCCTGTTCGGCACGTTCGGCGGCAAGTTCTCTTTCCCTTTGTTCCGCTTCTGCCTTCAATCTTTCATTCTCTATACGGATTCTTTCACGTTCCTCTGCCTCAGCCTTTTCTTTAGCAATATGGGCCTCATAAGCCTCTCTTTCAGCCTTTTCCCTCGCTTCTTTTGCCAACTTCAATCCCTCAACAAGATTCTGAAACGCATCTTCTGTCAATGTTTCTGAATTATAGTTTTCCGGCATTTCCACAATTTCAGAAAGTACCGCAATTCGATCTGCTTTCAGTTTTGCAAGTCGTTCGCGCTCGATGTTCTCAAAGTGTTTTTCGATTGATTCAAGTTTTGTTTCAATACCTTCTGAGGCGAATAGTTGCGCGTTCTTCCACCCGTCAATGTACCGTCCTGCCGCAAGGTAAAAAGCCTTTTGTTGCTTGTGAATTTCGGCTGTACCCGTACGAACTTTAACGTACTTCAACCTGAGTGCCTTTGCTTTTGTGCAGGTTTCTTTATCAACTGGAAGTTGAACAATTTCATTGTATTCGTTTTCAAGTTCAACCATTTTTTCCAGCATTGGTTTGAACTGTTCTGCAATTTGTGTTGCTTTTGATTCCTCAATTCCGAATTGAGAAGGATCAAGTTTTACGATTTCTGTCATTTTGTTTTTCTTATTTGATTTATGTGTTATTACTCCTTTACAAACGATTCACGTTTAGCGTTGATCTGATCGGCATACTTCTGTTTCAAGTCGTCATTAAAGGATTCAACCCTTTTGTTAAGTGATGCAAGTGATTTAGATTCCTCGATTAATTTTAAGATGCGGGATTCTTCTTCTTCGGCTGTTGACGGAGTTTGATTTACGTTGTCAGTTGTCTTATTTCGTCTGAAAGCTGATTCAACCGTTGTATCACCGTCTTTTAAGGCCGTTCCGATACCGATCAATGTCGCAATATCGTCTGCATCAACAAAGTCAATTGAAGCCTTTCCTATTGCACTCAACACTTCTTCTTCGGTCACGTTGAACGTTCCCATTAATTTGTCCACCACCTGACGGGCTTTTTTCTTGCGCTTTTCGTCGTCTGAAACATCACCCGTTAAAACGTTCAATGCAGCAGTATAGACGCTATCCACAATCGGACGCGGTATAACGGAAAGTATTGCGTTTCTTAGCGCAATAGCGTTGGCCGCATTGCCCGTGACAACAATCATATCTTCTTTGTACCGCTTGCCGTACTTGTCAAGTATGGATTTTTTTACCTGAGTCTTAATCGCAATGTTGGCTTCAAGATCAAAGCAAACCGCCTCGCTTGTAATCTGTGTTGCAGATACATCAACCACTTTTGCCTCAATCCTTAAATTTCCCCAAGTCTGAGCAAGGATTTTAGCAAGGTGAACCGATGGCCCTGTAATTGATTTACCACCACGAGGAACGGAATAAGTGCAGGTTTGAGCAGTTTGTTGGTCAATTGTGACAATATCGGTCGCGTTTTTCTTTGCTCGTTGAATATTCCGAGGGAAGGATTTTGCAGTCGCGATCTGGACGTCAATTGCTGCCTTGTCTTGTTGATAAACAAGTTCTGTTGCTGTTGTGATGATTACTTCATCGTTTGTTTCTTCTGACATAATGTTTATTGTTTTGAATTAATTTATGTTTTATTGATTTGGTTCTCCGTTAGGTTATGTGTTTTGTCCTAAGATTTCTTTTTTATAGTCAACAAATTCTACGCCTGTGATCTTTTCTAAAATTGCGTTTTTCTGTAAACGCAATTCTTCAATTTGTTCATCAATTTTAGCCGCTTCAATTTTATGCTTTTCGTTTTTTTCATCGTAAAGAATGTAGTCTTTTTCCTTATGTTCAGGTAACTGTATCTTTTCGCCTTTCGAGTTTTCATAAACAAAACTTCCATCTTTTCTGATGCCGATAAGCTTAATCATTTTTTCTCCGTATGATTTCGGTTTAGATTCAACCCAAATAGGTTTAAAAACCTCATTCTCTTTTATGAAATCGTCAATCCACTTTTTTGTTGAAGCAAATGATTTTTTAGATTCATTTCTATCCCATTGTTCAGAATGGCAGTAAAATGTTTCTTTTTTGGTGTCAAATGATATTGACCAACCTCTGTAAACTTGAATTTCTATTTTCATTTTGTTGTAATTAATTTATATTCTACCTTGACTTTTATAGAACTGCCTGAGAGCCATTTTAACGGCTATTCCTTCGGTGCATCCAAAGTCGTTTGAATCTTGTTTAATGCAGTTTCCTACATCTTCGGGTATATCGCTTACCCTTACGTCGTATCTTCCTTCGGGAAGTGTTTTTTCTGTCTTTCTCATCGCTTTTCGTTTCAATCTGACTTGATCTAAATTTTGTCTGTTTTCTTTGTTTCTCATATCGTCCGCAATTTTACGCAATTTAACACGATTAATGCAAGTTTATTTCAAAATAAATTTATTCACAAAGTGGTTTTTGCATGAATTTTCAATTCACCCATCTTGTAATTCCCTGACTTCTCCTTCTGTTTCTTCAAGGTTATCAGCTTTGAATAGTCACCCGAACCAACCGTTTCGATTAGCCCTCCTGACCTACTGAAATAACCCAAGACAAACATCGGTGAAATGTTTCCCGCAACTTCTAATAAATCAAGTTTCTCCGACAACTGTCCTGACTTCCATAGACAAAATTTAGAACTGTCAGCAACCCTGAAAATCTTCTTCGTAGTCGGGTACAAATCCCATTTACCGTTAATCCGAAAGTGATAATCAGTCACCTTCTCAACCCTGAATTTTGATTGATTAAGAGCCATGATTTCATTAGTTGCGCTCATCATTTTATCCGATTTTCTCTCCTTAGAAAGCCTTGTAAATTCTTTGTAGTCTTCTGAATCCATTGTTATTGTTTTTTCGTTAATTAATCCATATCCGCGAACACTTGTTGAATATGTGCAGTAAAATCATCCATAGCTGGTAGTTAGGTGCAAGGCTCGTACAACGGACAAGCTGCATCCTTACATTTAATCTTTAGCAAACCATTATCAGTTCGGTTGCTTTTCCGAACTCCGCAATATTGAAAAACCTTGCTGTTACATTCCCACCGTTGGCGATGCTCACAAGAATTACAAGTAAGCCCAGCACCTAACAATGGTTTTGCGTCAGGCAGGCTGAACAGCGTTGGTTGAACATTTGTGGTTAAATCATCTTTATTCATTCTATTGAAATTTAGTGGTTAAAATCCTGCCCGAACGCAAAGCCATCGGACGTTAGCTGCCATTGTAATGTGACACCACACAAGGGCATCTTTTACCATAATCAGGCATAATAACTTTATCGCATAGATTTACACTTACACCACATAAGCAAGTTTGTTTTACCTTGCTGTAATCTACCTCCGATTGAGGAGGAATAACGGCAGCTAACAAGCGGTTAGCGTCATTGCCGTTTTCGTGTTTTATTAAATTTTCTGTTTTCATATCAAATTTATTTTTAAAGTTAAAGTTTTGTGTTCCAAAGTCGGCAACGAACGCCAACCGCCAAAACGTTAGGCGATATGCCAACAGACACCCTACAACGGTTGAGTGATTTGATTACGAAGTATATCATAAAATACATTTCGTGACAAAGCACCCAAACAAATAAAATCGGGCTTCATTTCATTTAAAGCTAATATTTCAGGAATAGCAATAAATAAATCTTCATCAGTAAGTTTTTTAATTAAATCACAATCCATTTCTATAACAGTACCTTTTGTTTTGAAATATCTTTGTTGTAAGTATTTTGTATATGCTTGTGTAGCATCTGCAATTACACCATACGTTTCGTTTGGGTTTTGCCTTGTAGCCCAACAAACGAAAGCACCTTTAAAATCATTTATCATTAAATGAAATTTATCATTCAAATAATTTGCCGAAATGTCAGCGTTTGTCAATTTGTGAACTGACTTGTCTTTAATTTGTTTTGGAGTTAAGTCAATAACTTCTTTTTGATTTTCTGTACTCATTTTATATTTATTTAAAGTTTAAAATTTTAATAAAGGCACAATCGCCTAACATCGGTTTTGTGCAAGTGGGGCTGAATTGCTAAATTCAACAGCGGTAATTCTAATCGGCTTTTGTGCTGAATTGAAACTTTCGTGTTCCAAATCCCCACCTGCACAAAGCCGCAACACGTTATAGGGCATTTAACCGAGCCACCACATCAGCAGACGTATGACCGTCAAACTCAAATAATGCTCTATCCTTTGCAGGTATTTTGAATAAATCCCAATCTTTCAATTCATAGTGGTTTGATATTTGACCTGTTGGCAATACTGCAACAACGATAAACCAACCACCACCAAAGCAATATTCTCCATCGTGATGCCTAATTGATTTGTGAACATTGTATTGTGGTATATCAAACTTTGCCCACTCATTGAATAGTGCAGCATTGTAAGTTTTCCTAAACTCATACAATTCATTAAATGTCTGATAACCGTCAGAGTAGTTTCCCCTAACATCAGCAGGTGTATTATCAATACCCTTTTGAACTGATAAAATAATTCCGTTTTGTCCTTGCATTTTTGTGTAAAATAAACGCCCTATAACATACGCTATACAAAAGCAGGGGCGAACTGCTAATACAAGCGGTGTGCATCTATTTTTCATTTGTGGTAGGCTGAAAGGGAGTGCATCTTAACCCCTGCCTTCGTATAGCGTCAGCCGTTAGCCGCAATACGCAGACACCCGACTGACGGCAATTTCAAAATACTTTTCATCTTTTTCTATTCCGATAAAGTGGCGACCTGTTTTTTTACAAGCGACACCTGTTGTTCCAGAACCCATGCAATTATCTAAAACAGTTTCGCCTTCGTTTGTATAAGTATTAACTAAGTAATCAAATAAAGCTATTGGTTTTTGGGTTGGATGAAATTTTCCATCAAATTCAGCAGTCGTAAAATACTGTACACTTCTCGGCAATCTCATGCCATCCTCTGATTTTCTTATGTGGCTATGGTAGTTCGGTATGTTATTTGAAACTTCGGGGTTATCGTGTTTCTCTTTTACACCACCTCTGTAATATGGTTTCCCTTGTGTTTTTTGTGGATAATAATTGGGAGTTCCGTTAGCAAATACAAGTACATTTTCGTGTGCTTTCAATGGCTGTTTTTTAGCCAGCAAAAAATTACTTGCTTTGCTTTTTTCCCAAATCCATTCGTATTTAAACATCTTTGGATTACTCATTACTAAGGCACTTGTAAAAGGCTGCGAAGCCGTTAAAACTATTGCACCATTATCTTTTATAACTCTTTCGTAATGTTTCCAAAGTGGTTCAAAAGGTATTACACTATCCCACTTGCAAGCAGTAGTTCCATAAGGCAAATCACACAAAATCATATCCACACTTTTATCTTCAATCTTATCCATTTCTACAAGGCAATCACCCTGATAGAATGTACTGCGGCTAACATTGCATTGCTGAACATTGCCAGCTTCATCGGTAATTTGAACTTTGTATTCCATATCAACTTTTTATTTTAAATTAAACATTTTTGCTTCTAAATTGGCAACGTCAGCAATACGCAAACCGTTATGTGCCATTTAATCGACACGCTCCTCAACTATCTTTGTTAATGCCCCACCAACTCTCATCTCATTAAGTTGCTTTTCACTTTCAATCGCTTTCTCCATTGTGGAATTTACACTCCAAATAACATCTTTTGGGGGTGCTTCACAATCAAGAACAATATAAACGGCACATAACACGTGCTATAAGCAAGTTTGCCAATAACATTTGTGCTAAATTTGAACATTTCTGCAAGGCAAACCTGCTCATAGCACCATACGTTAGCGGCAATTAAAAAAACCACCGCACCAAATCCATTCCGCTTGACTTATAATTTTGTTTTTCCATTAAATCAAATGGTATTTTTTTAACCATTGCATCAGGCAATCTTAAATTGGTGTATTGAGTGTATCTTTCTAATTTAAGTGTTCTTCCATCGCCTGAACAAAATTGATAACAAGCTCCATTATAGAGAATGTAATCTCCTTTTTTCACTGTGTATTCTTTTCGCCCAATCTTAACTGCCGCTAACAAGCGGTTAGCGTCATTGCCGTTTTGTGTTTCGTTCATACTCTACTCAATTTATCGTTCAACTCTTTTCTTATTTCATCCGTTCCTTCGATGTTCTCATCGCTGTCGGGCATAGTCAGTTCAAACACATCAAGGCTGCATTGATACATATCAGTGTATTCATCGTAACCAAACACGGTTAATTCCATGTAGATGTTAACGCCTTCAAACGTGCTTTCAATAGTGAACGATTCGTTGTCGTTAACGGTGTCAAGGTTTTTGCAGATCAGCGACCAGGAGTAGTCTGTCATTGTTTCGGTGTTCATACTTCCTCCCATGTTATTGTTCTGTTTTAGTTTCGAGTTCTTTGAGTAGTGCGTCGGTATGTGAAATTGCACATTTTACAATATCTTCCATTTTCATCATAAAATCTCTGTCTCCCGCCAACAACCCTTGCATCGCCATCGCCGCAAAATATTCGCGTTTTGTAAGGCCGATGTAACTAATATCAGGATAGCTATCAAGCCTGTATTTGTCATCCTCGTTAATTGGGTAAATTGGTTGGTCTGAATTTTTCATGTTATTAAGTTTTGATCGTTAAACAAAATTCACTTGTTCTTTTTTCAGATTAGCCAAAACGGTTTCTTCGATGGTTGAGGCCATTCTGCTAATTTCCTGATTTGCTTTCTGCCTTAATTCATCCGTGTCGGCTAAGTCGTATTCAATTTCCTGTTTGATTTGATTTAGGTCAGCTTCAACCTCATCTTTTGTTTCTCCGTTTACTGATCGCATGAGGATAAAATTCCATTCGGTGTTATCAATGCCGGGAAAACAGATCGTTGCCTTTCCCTTGAAAAAATCCGTCTTTTTGTATGCTTTTGCATCAATTCTTATCATGTTGGTTCATTTTATATGCTTTCGCATTGGTTTGAATTTATTTGTTTTTGAATTTGATATAAAAACTACTCTGTTTAGTTGGCTTTTCTTCCGTTATTTCGATGTCCCCCAGCTTAGTCATCACTTCCATCTTCCATTGAACAAAGACTGAAAGATTGGCGGCAAAACAGTTTTTTGAGCCTGTTTTAGGATTCGGCTCAACCCTTTGCAGCAGATACCCCCTGCACTCGTCGAATGTCAATTCAGATACTTTCATTTGCTTTAATTTTTGACTTAATTAATTTATTCCTGTGCCTTACCATTTTTAAGTAAAGCCGTTGCAGTTCGTTAATCCTGTGGTGGTTTATTACCGAACCGTTTTTTTTTGATTCAGCGACTTCAATGGAAAGTTCTTTGAACAGTAGCCCGCAAAGAAATTCAGTATCTTCGGGCATTAGGTAAGTTAAGTGTGGGTTGGTCATCGTCCTGTTTATTTGTTTGCACCTTCAAACCCCGTGTCGGGTTTCATTCCAATCACGGGGAGAAGGTTTAATCAAACCAACTTAACACAAAATTACACAGAATTTTTTAGCATTAAAATAAATACAGCAGCACAGATAATTAAGAATATATCTACCTCTGTGATGCTTATGGGGTTTATTCGTTTGTCTTTCATAGCTTCTAAATTAATTTAGTTCGTCCGTGTCCGTTTCTTCCAAATCAACAATTTCAGGTGATTCAGGGCAGTCCTCGAAATCTTCATCGTCAGGCCAAAATTTACCCCAGTCATAATCATGTCGGGAATGTTCGCCTGTTATCGTTCGTCGCTCTCCTGTTTGATCTTCTGTATCAATAGTTCCGAAGAAGGTTTGATCTCCTGTGAACGCTCCCGAAATTCAGACAACTCGTTCAACGTGCTTGTGTGTGGTCATGTGGTGGGGGTTATTTGTTTATGAATTGTTCAAAGTCAAAATTAGCCGTTAGCTGTTCCATCATGTATCGCCCCAATATTTCAGGGTTAATGCTCAACCAATCTTCAAAAGTTAGAATGTCTTTTCGTGTTTCATACGTGGCAATAATTTCTTTACCGTAGTCGTGGTCTATTTTTTCTAAAACTTGCTCAACATTCCATTGAAACAAGTCCTCCTGTGTTATTACTTTGTTCATGTGTCGGGGTTTATTTGTTTGTAAATTTCAATGCTTTTCTAAAGCCTAATAAAAAATGGTTAGCTTCTGTGTAGTCCATAACGGGGCTAATTGTTGCAACACCTTTCTGAATAAAAAATCGCGCAACTGTTTTTCGTTTGTCATCCGATTGTTTTTGATGTACTTCTACACCAAGACCTTCTGCCATGTTTTTAAGTGCTTCGTGTTCTGTTATCGTGTTCATGTGTCAAAATTTATTTGTTTAAAATATTGTGCTGCTCTACAATGTCGCTACCTTCATTGCAAACGATCAAAACTACTCCTCCTGCATAATCGGGAAAATAAGATTCGTTTGTTCCGTTGTGTCTTTGTATGTAGCTTTGGCAATACTCCAGCGATTCAGAAAAACCCTTTCTATTGCTGCTTTGGCTGTCGTGAAAAACTACGTCAAATGTTTTTTCCATGTTATTAAGATTTATTTATTTGTTTGATTTAAAAAATGCTTTGATTTTGTCCGTGTAGGTTATGTCTTTGAACGGATTCCCATCCAGATCGAAACCGTATAACTGCATAACGTGGCAAATGTCTGCATCGGTTCGCTCCGTGTGCTGAACTGCTTGTTTTGCCGCCATGTAATTTATATGGCTGAATATGCTGACCGCTATCCAGGCGGCTGCAATGATGGTTAGAATTGATTTCATGTTGTTTGTGTTATTTGTTAGAATTAATTCAGAGCCTTGTGCATATTTACTGAACGTGGCAAGTTGTGTTCTTTGGCCTTCATTTTCATAAATTCATCATTGGTCACAACTTCAAATGAGTAGCCAGACAGTGAGATATAAGTGTCGCCATTTCTACCAACAATATTTCTTCCGTTTCCAGCTCTACCAACTCCGTTATCAGCATGAAAATAGATTGTTGAATTGTTTGTTTCAAAAGAGTATTGCCAACTTCCTTCGCCCGAATCTGCAAGCATCTTCGCTTCTCTAAAAAGAAGTTTTTTTGCTGCTGCCAAAGTCAAATTTTCAAAAACTCTTCCTATTTCAAAGTAAGATGTTCCGTTGTCGATCTGTTGTGAGGTGCCAGTATGTGACTTCTCTACTACGGTGAATGTGTTGTTCATGTTGTTGTTGTTTTAAAATTGTTTGATTAAATTAATGATTTCGTTTACACTTCATATACTTGCCGCGTTCATTGTTTCGTTTATAGGTCGCGTTTCGCTTCTGGTGGGCTTTGTAATTGTAACCGCTTTTGGCTTTTTTAGGCTTAGGCCCGTCGAATGATGCAGAAGCATTGAAGCACAGCGAGAAGGCAAGGATGATAAGAAGTAGATTTTTCATGTTATTGAATTTGATTAATTTATAAATTGATTTTTGCACCCCGAAACCCCGCTAAACCTGTCACAGTTAATAGCGGGGCGGGAGGGAGTTATTGAGGCCTAAACAATTATTTCAGCCCTTTCAACTTCTGCCATGAGATCAAACGGGCCACAACCAACGTTAAACACTTTTCCCGCAGCGAAATATTCCAGCATTTCTTCGTCTGTCAAATTCGCCGCCATGTTTACGGCTTGGCAAAAAGGGCCGTTATCCTTGCCTCCATTTTTATAGTAAACGCATATTTCGCGCAATTGTGTTTTCATTTTCTTGTGTGTTATGGGTTATGCTGATTATTTCGACTCGTTAAACTGTCTGATGTCCGCAAGAAGTTTTACCGCGCTTACTTGTCCTACGTTATCTGCCGCCCATCCTGAATGATATTTAGTTGGCAGGGGCTGAACCGTTTTTATGTAGTAACATTTGCGCGTTCCCTGACCAAAAGCGGAAACAAATTTCACCACGTCGATATTGAAACGATCTTTAAAATACTTCTTAACCTCTTTTTTGCTCAGTTCGTTTTTTACGTCCGTATGTGTTATTTGGCCCGATTCAGTACGTTGAATAGTTAATTCATTCAAAGCATCTTGAAAAAATTCCAACTTTTCAAAGGCGGTTTCATAGTAATTCATACGAGCCATTAACCAGACTTTAAACTCTTGGTTTTGCGCGTCAATGTTTTCAAGTTCGGAGGCATACCGCACAACGAATTTATCAAACATTCGCACCGCTTTTTCACCTTCCTTTACTCGATTAATTAAGTATGATTCGTTTTTCAATTCCGATTCAGAAGCTGAGCGGCGCAACTCTTCTGCGCGTTGTTTGTGTGCTTCAGCTTTTTGAAGTGATTCAAACCCGCGTTCATATCTGTTATACACTTTTTCGCGTTGACGACTAAATGCGCGGCCACCGCTTGTATTTACGTTGGGTTGAGTTAGCCAGCTCCAATCTTGGCGCAGTTTGTTAAATTCAGACTGTAAACTTTTCGCCTCTTGTTCACGGCTTGCGGCGTAATTGTCGTACCTGTCCGCCTTGTGTTCGGCGCGTTCTATTTTCTGTTCACGGGCTTCTGTGTATTCTTTACGCTCCTGTGCTTCTCTAAATTCAATACCGTATTCCTTAACCCTGTAAGGGATGCCGCAATCCTTTGAACGGCTAACCCATGCGCCACGCTGACGCCCCCAGATAAACGCGCTTTTTATGTCGGCCTTAACTGATTCAGGGAGTGACGAGTATGCGTCCCTGCCGTCTAAATGCAGCTCAATTTTATTGTCTGAATTTAGGATAAAAAAGGCATTTTGCAGCCCCTTGATTGTTTCTACTGTGTTCATTGTCTTATGTATTTAAGTTGTTATTGATTGATTACTGAGTGAATTAAAATTCGTCTTGCAAAAACTGGTTAGCCATTCTTAATGCAACTTGTTCAGAATTTATCTCGGTTTTTTGTTTGTAGTTTTCGTTCAAAACCCAGTTACCGAATAAATCTAACGTAAGAACTAACAGAAAATATTCGTGCCCTTTTTTTGTTGGGTTTTTTTGACGATAAATATGAACTTTTCTGCGTTTATTTTCAATTTTTTTGTGTAGCATTTTTTTTGTTTTTTTAAGTGTTGTTATTGATTGACAGGGCAAATATACGCACCTTACCACAATTGTCAAGTATTTTCTATAAATTTTTTTGTTAAAATTTATATTGCGCTGTGAATTAATTAGTTACTAATGAATAAAATTTAAGATTTAACATTTAAACCGTGAAATAATGAGCGGAAAAATGGATTTAGAGAATGACTTATAGAGTATCTGACTAACAAAATTTAGAGGGTAGGAATAAGTGAAAAGACAACACGCTGCACTGGTGCGCGGAGCGCAAAAAAAAAACTATCTGAACTCGTTTAGATAAAATTCATACAAATCAAACGATCAAAAGTCCGCACGCGCGAAAGATAAACCGAAATAAAGACCACAGAACGCATTGAAACAAATTCAGGGTGTAAACTATCATCAGATGAGATAAACTTAATTTAAAGACCATAGAAACTCTAATACAACAAACAACAACCCACCGCACCGGCACGGGCGTAGCCCGTAACAAACAACCCCAAAAAAAAACAACCTCAAAACAATTTTAACCAAAAATTCAATCAATTCGCTAAAATTCAACAACTTACACAGGCTAACAGGATAATTGATAAAGGGAAAAATGAGGCGTTCCAAACCCTTTCTCCTCATTATCAGCTCTTTACGTTTATTATCTGAACTTGTTGTTTAACCATATTGTGTTAACTTGCTGAATTGTAACGGATTGGTAAAAGTTAGTGAACCGTCGAAGCCTGTGTAGTTGTTGTGTTGCGTTGGTTTATTATTGGATTTCAGACGAAGCAGTGGTGCGAAATGTTCCCGATTGGAGACAGTTTTTTATGGGTTTTTTTTTGGTTATGTTTTATGGTTATCAGTTAGTTAAGGTTTGGGGTTATTATTGGATTCTTATGGCGTGTATATTGGTGGTGGTGGTGGTTGCTCCGCTTCGGTGGTTGGCTCAGTTGCGTGCATTGGTTTACGTTGTATGTGTTAAGTTATTGTTTATCATTACATTACCTTGCCTTACTTCAATCATTGGTCCACTTCGATTGTTGGCTATACTCTACTCAATACACTGTTATTCAATTAATTATATTCTTTAACCTGAACAAAAGGATTAAAATACAGGGTTAATACATTAAAAATTAATTAGATAGGCTGAGAAAACAAGCCCACCCCATTCGCAAAAACGGGTTCGGGGAATGATGCAGGGGCGGTGGGTGATAGGGGGTGACCCCATCCCTTTGTGGTTATTGGATTATCTGATTTCGGGTTGTATAGTGGTTGTGCTATACGTTTCTGTATAGTGCTATACGTTTTGTAGGTAATTTGTTGGTATTTGTATAGCACCTGTATAGTGGTGTGTATAGTGGTGTATAGTACTTTTGTATAGCAGATGGTAATGTTGCTGTTTGTGTAAAAATAAGATTAATGTTATGGCACAGGTAAATTTCAGGGTTGATGATTCATTTTTGGTTGAGGTTAAGGGTTATGCTGATTTGAGGAAGATTAGTTCTTCGGATGTTTTCAGGGATGGAGCGAGGTTGTTGATGGATGGTGGAGTTGGTGATGGTATAAGTGATGGTATAAGTGAGGGAGTAAAGTTGCCTACGGTGGTTGAGTCGGTGGTTAAACCGAGGGTTGGTGTAAATCCATTGGTTGAGGAGTTGCGTGCGAAGATGGGAGGTATGTTGATTAGGGCGAGTGAGTTGGGTGATGTTGGGATTGTGAATAAGCCATTTGGGGATGTTGGTTCTTCGGTTGTTGGCTCGTCGGAGTTTATTGGTGAGAAGGGTGTTTTGCTTGAACGGTTTAAGGGGTTGTTGCGAGTGAGTGCCGATGGTGGGTTAAAGGAGATTAAGGCGTTGTTATCAGGATTGGAGGACAGGATAGATAGTTTGTAAATAAATAAATGAAATGAAAGCGATCTTAGAATTTGATTTACCAGAGGATCAGGATTTGTTGAAATGGTCGATGAGGGGTTCGGAGTATCATTCGGCTTTGCTTGCTATTAAGGAAAATTTACGGAGGCGGGTTAAAGATTCTCCGAGGAGAAACCGGGAGTTGATGGATGCCTATGAATTTGTTTGCGAACTTACTTCGGAGGTTGGGGTTGACTAATAGCTAAATTGCTTATAGATTGGTTTTTAAGCCAATTCGCTTATTGTCTTAAAGTTAATTTATTTCTGTATAAATTTTGCTAATTGGTTGGAGTTCTTATTTTTGTCAAAACAAAACACTTAATATGGCTGCACCGAGAAAAAAACCTGTTGGGATTGAATTACTTCCTGAGGATATACAGTTTGATGTATTGGTACATGGGAAGGATAAGCCTGAGTTTTTAATTCATTTTGTGTGGGCGCATAACATTTACAGAATATCGGAGAGTATTGAGCATCGCAATATGGCCTGTGTTTGGGTGACTGGTGAAAATCCTGAATTTCCTCTTATTGTAAACTGTAATGTAGTCGACTTGTATCAGATATGGGTTGAGGTTAGAAAGAACATTTATCAAAACCAAATAACGTTAAACCAATGAAACCAATTGATGTCTGCGCTACGTATAGGCGAAAGTTTCCAAACACTCCGACGCTTACGTTGGCTAAAAAGATTTGCAAAGAAAATCCCGCGCTGTATGTGAATGTTGAGAGTTGCAGAACCGCACTTCGTGGTTTAGAAGGAAAAGGAAGCACTGTAAGGGCTGAATTAATTAAAGAGTTTAAACGCGAGGCGCGGCCACACAACCCGTTCGAGGACATTCCTAAATCAAGTGCAAAAGATCGCAACCACGTCACGGTAGAAGGAAATAGAATCCTGTTTTTAACCGACATTCACTTCCCATACCACAACGAAAAAGCATTAAACATTGCGCTGAATTACGGAAAAGATCATGATGCAGATTGTATCTATCTCAATGGCGATATCATAGACTGCTATCAGTTGTCATCGTTTGAGAAAGACCCCAAGAAAAGAAGGTTCAGCCAAGAACTTGCACAAGTCCACAAGTTTTTTGAGATACTTCGCAGGGAATTTCCAAAAGCAAATATCTACTTCAAAGAAGGAAACCACGAGGAGAGGTATTGGAGGTTTATGCGAATCAAAGCCCCTGAATTACTTGACATCGAAGCGTTCACTCTTTCATCACTACTAAACTTGCCAAAATTTAATATTCAATACATAAGCGGAAGAACAAAAGCAAACATAGCTAAGCTATCAGCGTTTCACGGTCACGAATTTGGATCATCTACCTTTTCCCCTGTCAACGTCGCCCGTGGCCTTTACATGAGGGCAAAGGCGACATCTATCTGCGGACACAGCCATCAGACATCAGAACACACAGAACGCGACGTTAATGACAAAATGATTACGACATGGAGCGTGGGGTGCTTGTCTGAATTGTCCCCTGATTACGCGCCCTATAACAAGTGGAATCACGGTTTTGCGTTTATTGTTCGCGAAGGCTCTGACTTCCACGTTAAGAACATGAGAATTTACAAAGGACGAATTGTTTAATATAGATTTTCATTTATGTTTGTATCCTAAATTCACCCAATAAAAAATTAAAAAAATGGCAGAAACAATTGTAAATTTTGGAACAGGCGTAGGAACATTGAAGTCCCGCGCATTTTTTTTGACTCCCGTAGATGGAACAGGAGCAGAAGCACCTTTTGAAGCAGGAACAGCGGTTTTGAACATTCTCACACCGGGTACTGTAAACGGTATTATTGAATCAGTTGAAAACAACACAATAAAAGTTGTTTTTGAAAAAGGCGATCTTGGAGGTCTTCCTGCATCAACTACTGAAATCGAAGTAACTGCTGACGCAGATCAGACAAGCGGGATAAAGACTATCAGTCAGAAGTTTATTCTGAATCACGTCGCTGCTGAGGCCGTTGGTTTCGGTGTTAAAGAAGGTGAGTCAACTTTTGAAGAAGAAGTACCTGCTGTTTAATTCATTGATTGATGAATAACAGAACATCTAAAATCCCACCACGAACATCGCCCGTAAGAGGAGAAATATATCTCTACTTACGTGGTGGTTACGTGATTAAGATTTCAAGGGAGTTTACTATGCCTGTTGGGGTAATAGTTGACCTTGAATTAAGTGAGGCCGAATCGGTTGTTAAGTCCGATTGGTATTTCAACAACGATGAGGTTTTAGATTTTCGGGTATCTGAAAACGGTAAAAAGGTTTCGATAAAGTCATTAAGTCTTGGAGAATGTAAGGTTTTGATACGCTCAATTAATTTAGAGCTTATTATTACTGTAACGGGTTCTGAGGCTGTTGGATTTGAAATTAACTCAGACCCATTAGATGATAGGTTTGAGTAGTCTTGGTTTTAAGGTTTATTGTTATTGAAAAACCCGCAGGAAACGTCTTACGGGTTTTTTTTATGAATTAATCACCAATGATTTGTGATAAAAAAGTCGTAAAGCTGCTTTTCAGATTTTATTTTCTTGGTTTCTCCATTTGGCATCGTGGCTTCAAGTCCTTTTTTGCCAAAGTCGTTTTCAAAGACGTACCATGCAATCCAATTTTCTCTATCCCCGACCGATTCTTCAAGTAATTTGATGTAATCGTCTATAAATTTATTCCCGAACTCACAAACACTTGTACCGCTTGGGGAAATAATTTTTAAAGCCGCATCAAGTTTATCCTGTTCTTCCATGAACTTTTTCAAAGCCTGAATTGCGTCGTAGAATTTTTCGTATTTCAGCATTTTTTTTTAATTTTTATGTTTAATCTATTTGTAATATTTATTCTTTTTAGACAAATGAGTTGTGGGTTGTGGTCACAGCTTTCCCATCCTCGCTTGTTAAACGAGGTGAGCGGAAAACAATCCTTTTTAGCGCAAATTGAGCGTTGGGAGTGTTCACGCGAAACGTATGCAGCCGTTCGCTTAAGGGCTTCTTTGAAGTCTTTTCTCTGCCTCGACCTCTGACTTGCGACATCCCTTTTGCCTATCGCCATAGCTTCGTCAATCCAACAGTGCTATGTTATTTGCTCTCTACTGCTGCCGTTAACCAAACCAGCCTCACCTGTCTTACGTGACAGTTTATTGTTAGAGTAGCTTTATTTGTTATCTGAAAAATTATCCGTGTTCTAAGTGCTCAGAGAATGCGCGGAAATTTTACCCAACAAAAAAGCCACTTGTTGCGGGCAAGTGGCTTAATTGATTATCGTGTAGGAGAAGTGTTTTAACTCTCCTCCACTTATTCATGCCCGCAACATCAATAAGTGGTGGTTAATTAACCATACGAAGGTACATTACAAAGAACACCTTCCGTTGAAGGATCGCAGCAAAAGTAAAACACCCGAAAGTGAAAATCCAAATTTATTTTGAATTATTTTTATAAAACCAAACGGCCACCCGTTAGAATGGCCGCTGGACAAATAAATAAAACAAAACCTGTGTGAGCCTAAAAACAGAAAAAAGAACTCACCGCTACATAGAACAAGGCAAAGGTAAATCTTCAATTTTCGTGAATGTGAAAAAATCTTTGAATTAATTTGTTTTGTATTAAAATAAATTTATATCTTTGTCGGGTAAATAAAAACCAATGCAGAAACCAAAGCATAAATACGAATTTAAGGTTTACAACGGAAGGGTAAAAGTGTGCGTGGACGGATATGTTTTATTCTGTTTTAACCAAATTGATTTTGTCGGATATTATTTTTTTAAGGACGACACGACCCTGTACGGCATGACATTACATTTTTTAAGAGAAGGTGCAGGAGCAAGTCAATGGGACGTTTACTTTAAGAGCAAAGCTACGTGGTTGGCCATTAACCGACTGCTTGATGAGAATATGTAAATTAAACGAACAAAACCTATGGAATACAGACTTAAAATACCAAAACTAACAGATCAAGATTTTCATTGCCCGTGCAGCAAATTTGTTTGTGAAATCGGAGCGTGTGCCTGTCATAATTTAAAAAGCGCAAGGAACTATGATTTAAGAAGTTGTGATATTTACGTGGATTCAAGAATGAAACTTGTTTTACCCGAAATAAAAGGAGAACAAATGTATGTCTATACTTACAGAGGGGGCAGTAAACCGAAGTCGTTAGATGAATTAAAGTTAGATCATCCAGCGAGTTATTACGCTTCTAATGGAGGTGACGTGGTAAAAAGCCTTAAAGAGCAATACGCTGAATTAAAACAAAACAAATAAACCGCAAAACAATGGCAATTAAAAAACACATCATTAGGGTTGTTTCAGACCTTGAATTTCTTTCCGATTTCAACGGGGATGAACAAAGACAATGGATTGACAAAATGCTGAATTTAGGCACAGAAGTATTTGACCTAAATCAGAAAAACCTAAAACTTGAAGAAGGAATAGCGCAACTACAATCCGCGTGTAATCAATTCACAAGTGAAAACAAGCAACTAAGAGAGCAGCTTTCAACTCACGTTCAAGTAATGGCCGAAAACGTCACCCTGCACAAACGGATTGAGGAACTTAATTCAAAGGTTGAATCCGAAATCAGAAAACAGTCACCCGCGACCGATACTTTTACGGCAAAGTTTTCGGGAGGTGCGGAAATCAATTTAGTAATACCACAAAAACAGCAGTAATTCATGGAAGCAGTAACAATTAAAGGAACGGTCTATAAAATCCTTGAAAAGAAACAGATCAGCAATAACTTTACAGCGCAAGATATTGTGATTATGGTCAAGGAAACATACCGAAACGGAAACACGAAAGACCACTACATCCCGATTCAATTTAGTAACCAACGTTGCGACGAAATTGAGAAGGTTACAGAAGGTCAGGAAGTCGAGGTCAAGTTTAATTTACAAGGCAATGAATGGCAGGGTAAATTCTTTTTGAAGGCAAGCGGATGGGTAATTAATCCTTCGTCGGTTGGTTCAAGTTTGCCACAGCCGCAAAAAAGTAATTGGCCGAATAACCAGGGGACAAGCAATCAAAATCAAGTGGTAACTACTCAAAGCAACGATCAAGATTTACCATTTTAATCTACATCTGCAAACAAAGAAAAAGGGTAAAGCCGCCCCGTCAAAAGGCTAAGGATAGGTTTTGGTTTTTAAGTTAAGGTGAAAGCCCTCGAAACGTCGGGGGTTTTTATTTTTGTTAAAAACCCGTTAGAAACCGATAATGAACATTTTTATACATAAAATAAAATAGGCTTAAATTTGTAGTGAAATAAAAACAAAATTAAAATGGGAAGAAAACCAGTTGATTCAGAACTAAAGAAAAAAACAGTAACTCTTGGGGTTCAGACAAAACACATTGATGCTTGGGGCGGTGAACAGAACTTGAAAGAAAAGATCATGGAATTTATTGAGGCAGGAGTTAAAGCATGATTAGGCCACACGACTACTCCATTGTTGTTCGCCCCGAAACACAAAGCGAAACAACGGAATCGGGATTAATTTATATCCCTGACGTTTCAAAATCACCCATGTTATATGGCGAAGTTTTGATGATTGGTGATGAGATTAATTCAGATGAAACGGTTTTGGTTGGGGAAACGGTTTATTTCCTAAAGGGTAAATATGTTTCAGACGACGACGGAAACGTTATTATTTCGGTATCTGCGGTAATTGATTTTAGCGGAAAGAAGATAGTTGTAACTGACTAATGGCTACAAAGGTTGAAATTTACCGAAGGTGCATAGAGTTGGTGGAGAGATTAATTTTGGAAGAAATACCACTAACAGCCATGATGAAAACGGTTGACCCCGTTGGGCAGGTATCTTCGAGGAAGTTAATTAATACCGATACCGAAATTACAATGGCGGATTTGGATAGGATTGACAAGGCGATTGATAAAGTATGCTTACAAAAGCGAACATAAATTTATATCTTGGCATTATGGCGGTTTATGACTTCTATATTGAACAACATAAAGTGCCAAAGGTCAATCATGCAGAGTTAATTAATCACCCCAAAAGCATTGAGGCATATCCATTAATTAGGTCAAGGGATATTCAATGCCGGAGATTTAACCATAAGCGTAAGATAACAAAAACAGTTCTAAATAAATATAAATTAATTCTACAAGCAGCACATGAATGCAGAGCAGCAAAAATTGGTGAGCCAAAGGGTTCAAAGAGATCGTGACTTCGCCAACATCTTTATGGGCGAGGTTATGGCTAAACGCAAAATGAGAATGGACGCCATTGAAACATCTATTCGAGTAGCGCAAAACGCAAAAGAAACGCCCGACACGGACAAGATGTTGACGGACGCTGAAAAGATTTACCAATACCTGATTAAAGACGGTCAGCTTTCAGACCTTGCCGAAGGCGGCAGCAACCTTAGACTTTCTTAATTAATTTAGCAGCATGAAGCTAACGAAAGATGAGTTTGAAAAGGTAAGATTTATTCGTGAGTGCGTGGTGGAAATACCATCGCTACAAACCAACATTGTAAAAGTCGGTGACACCGAAATTGAGATTGTCACCGACTATACTTTGTCGGAAGAAACTAAATCTATTGAGCGTAAAAAATGGTTTGAACTTGGGGCTAAACTTGCGTCCATGCCGCGAGAAACAGAAGAAAAGAAAGCACTTCGCAAGGAATACATTGAGATAAAAAACAGACTGAGGCAGAAAGGTGAGGAAAGAGAAACAGAACAGGTTTCCAAAAACAGAAATGCCACAAGAAAAGGAAAGTTAATTAAGTTGCCCCTAAGCACAAACATTGTTGACGGCAACATATTTAGCTGTGAACTTGACTGCAAAGAAGGTGACGAGGTTTACTTTGATGCCTTTTGGACGCAGCAGGAAATCGCAAAAAAGTTTGACGCCAAAACGGGCGACGACTACATAATTCATGTTGAGGACAAAATTTATTTGAGAGTTCCTGCGGTGTCCTTGTTTTGTAGTGTGGATGCAGAAGGTAATTACAAGGGACTAAACGGGTTTTTGGTTGCCGAGCCACTTGACGCAGACAACACCATGATTACGGAAGGTGGCATTATAATTAATTCAGAGCCTAAAAACTTACCGAGAGCGAGGGTTGTTGGCGTATCTTCTTACTTGCCTAAATTCAGAAACGCTTCGGTATTTATGAATACAAAGGTTAAGAAAGGAGATATTGTGTACACCGAGCCGAGATACCAAACGTGGCTTGACAAAACAAGCGGAGGTAAAAACTCACTTGTGAGAATACCAAACTTTAAGATTTTGAAAATTGAAGATTGAGGGCATCATAACGTCTTACAACAGGCACGACCTACTTTATCAAACGCTAAAGTCGATTAAGGAATTTATGTTTGACGAAATTTCGACACTGTACGTTGTCGAAGATAGCGAACACACCAATTCTTTTTTATCCGTTTGTTCGGAATTTTCAGAATTTGTTCAGCCGTTGCCGCTTGATATGCACACAGGTCACGTTTACGCCATAGACTATGCAATGCAAAAAGTCACTACGAAATACTATTTTCATGGCGAAGATGATTTTCAATGTATAAAGTCAGGTTTTACAAGTTTTACAGGGCTTCTTGAATACGGAAACGGTGTTTTAGAGGTAAACGGCAGGGGGAGGGATAGAAAGGCGGTTAATCATCATCCAATTAATTCAGAAGGTATTTTGTCAACGGACTATCACGGGTGGACGGGCAAGATGTGGTCGCCATGTATATGCAGATTAAGTGAGTACAAGAAACTTGGGCGTTATTCAGATCATGTTACTTTTGATGCGACAAGGCCGTTTATGGCAGAAAAGGAAATAGGAAAAAAAATGATGAAGGAATTTAACGGGTGCTACGTCACGGAATCACCTTATTTTGAACATATAGGCGAAAATAGATCAACTTCTAAATTTATTAAGCAATGAAGATACCACACATTATGCCGTTTCAGTTAGAACCGTTTAACGGGGATAAATTTATTGAAGCGGAATTTATATTGCTAAAAAACAAGTTCGGGCTTAATACAGCTTTTGAAACAGGTACTTGTTTTGGTAGCAGCACATTGTTCCTTTCGGATAACTTTGATAGGGTTGTGACAATAGAAAACAATATTGAATATCTAAATATTGCTCACCAAAGACTAAAGGAAGGAGAGCGCACAAACGTCAAAACCGTTTTTGGAGATAGCGGGGAAGTCACATACGACGCAATAGTTGATAACCTTGTTGATGACAAAACAATGTTTTTTCTTGATGCGCATTTTAATTCATATTGCCCGCTTCGGGACGAGTTAAAAGCAATTGCACTTGCGGGAATTAAACCCGTGATAGCAATACACGATTTCAAAGTTCCTGAGCAAAGCGGGCTTGGATTTGATTCATATAACGGGCAAGACTTTGAATTGGCTTGGATATTTTCAGACCTAAACGAAATTTATGGTCAGGGCGAATGGGAGTATCATTACAACACAGAAGAAAATTCAGCGGGTGCAAAACGAGGAATAATTTATATCTATGGTAAGGTTACTGATTAATTACTACGTTGACCCCGATTTTGAAAGGAACGAGGAGTTGTTGATTTGCCTTGCCAATAACTGTCAAAATTCAGAGATAGACGAGGTTTGTTGTTTTACGGAAGTAGAGCCGCCCGACTTTGGTTCGGTTGAAAAAGTGAACTTTGGTGGTCGGCCAACTTTTGAGGACTTCTTTCACTACATAAACAGGGTTGCAGAACCTAATGATATTTCGATTATCTGCAATTCGGATATATTCTTTAACTCAAAAGACGTGAAGATGATTAAGGCCAATCTTCAAACACACGAATGTTATACCTTATCAAGATATGATTTAGATGAAAAGGGAAACGCGGTATTGTTTGACCGAGCAGATAGTCAAGACGCTTGGGTATTTCGCGGAAGGGTAAAAACCCCGAAGTCATGTAGGTATCACATGGGAAAACCCGGCATTGATAACGCAATAGCAGAAAGACTTCAAACCGCAGGGTACACGGTAAAAAACCCCTCAAAGTCAATCAAGTCATATCATGTTCACGTAACTAATTTAAGGCGGTATAACAGGGTAGAAACGATTGAAAAGCCGTATCTATTAATTACACCGCATCTTATCGGAGAAACACCACAATATAGAACAATACAATGAGTTGGATTAAGGAAATTAAAGACATAAGAAAAAAGGGCGGTTCGGGTCAGTTTGAGGAATCCGAAATCATTGCTTTTATTTTTGAAAACATAGGAACTATCAATAAATTCTTAGTTGATTTAGGTTGTGGGGCTTACGGTGACGCAACCATGAGCAACACCCGCGACATGATGAATAGTGGTTGGAAGGGATTTGGCGTTGACATGAATCTGGTGGCAGATGAGTGGGTGGTTCAAAGTTTTATCCAACCACAAACTATTGTCACCTTATTAAACGGAAAGGAAACACCAAAAGAATTTGACTTTCTGAATTTAGATATTGATTCATCAGACTTTTGGGTTCTTAAAAACATTCTTGAAGCAGGATTTAAGCCGCGACTAATTTGTGCGGAGTACAACGGAACATTAGACCCCAATAAATCACTTGTGCTTGAATACGAAGAAGTATATACGTGGGACGGAACTAACAAGTACGGTTTTTCTCTTGGTGCGGGAAAAAAGCTATTAAAAAAACACGGCTACACCATAATTTACTGTCAGCACGACACCAATCTATTTGCTATACCGACAGAACTTGTAAATGAACAAGTCGAACTTAATGCGAAACAAAATTTATATCATCCAATCAATCCAAACGCGGTTTGGGTAAATTACTAATACTATGCGCCTACTTAATATTGGAATGTTTAACCGTCACGAGGGTCAGGAATCCATGCGGATGGCTCTTGAAAGCATAAGCACTTACTACGAGGAATACAGTTTTGAGAACAACCTTGCTTCGGCAGTTGACGCATATCGAAAGGCTGCGGGAAAGTTTGATGTAATATTTCTCCATGTTCAAAGAGATGGCGTAATACCGCTTGACAGAACAAAGTTCTTACATTCACAAGGTGTTAAAATTTACAACTTTACAGGCGACGTAAGACAACCTATACCGAGGTGGTATCACGAACTTGCGCCATACGTCACTACACTATTTTCTAACCTAACAGACGCGGAGGTATTTAATTCATTGGGGTTTAAGGCACATTATTTTCAAGTGGGTTACAACGAGCATTACTACAATAAAGACGTTGCAGCCAATCCAAAATCACCCGAAATTGTGTTTATGGGGAATAACTACAACAACACATTTCCTCTTGGTGGATTAAGAAAAGAAATGGTTGAGAACCTAAGAAAAAGATACGGAAACAGGTTTGAAGTATTTGGTTGTGGATGGGGCAAATCACAAAATCTTAATCAACTTCAACTTGAAGAAGCCCGTATTTATCGTGGTTGCAAGATTGCAATTAATTTATCGCACTTCAACCTAAAGCGGTATTCGAGCGATAGACTTTTTAGAATACTGGCTTGCGGAACTTTCTGCCTTACTCATAGGTACAAACAGATTGAAACCGAATTTACAGATGGGGAAGACCTTGTTTGCTTTGATAGTCTTAATCACCTTTATGAATTGATTGATAAATACTTGGAGTTGCCCGAAGAAAGACACAGAATTGCAATGAACGGAAACAGAAAGTGTGAATCCGAATTTACTTGGGGCGCAAGGATGCAGCAACTTGTTTCCATAATTAATTCAAATGGATAGTTGTTTTATAGTACCATATCGAAAACGTGAAGAACACTTAAAAAAGTTTGTTTCGCATTATTCCAAAATAATGCCTGACACTCCTATTTATGTAATTGAACAAGCAGACGACAACCCATTTAACAGGGCTAAATTATTCAACGTTGGGTTTGATCTTTTACGGCAGAACTATGGTAACTTCATATTCCATGATGTTGACCAATTGATTGATGTCAAACGTTGTGACCCAATCACAGCCTATGCAAGTACCGATAACGTAGTTCATTTGGGTACAAAATTAGAACAGTTTGGATATAAATTACCTGACAAAGAGTTTTTTGGAGGCATCACCATATTTTCAAGGTCAGCAATGGAAAAAATTAATGGATGGAGTAATTTGATATGGGGATGGGGCAGTGAGGCCGAAATGGTTCGTGACGACTTAATTAAGAAGGGAGTGCCGATTGAATCAAGGGAGGCTTACTACAAATCACTACCGCACGAAAGGAGTTACATATCACATGAATTAATCAAGGCGGGGTGCGCCATAAGACAAGCGGGAAAGAACGATGATGTTGACGGACTTTCACACCTTCAATACAAAGTGAATGGTGCGAAACTTAATGTTAAGCACACCGTAATAAAAGTAGAACTGTAAAATAAAGACAGATGGAGTACGAAAAAATGCAATATTTTATAGAAAACGTTCCCGACAACGAAAGTGTTATTGAGCGTTTTCCCGACCTACTTGCACAGGCGCACGTCTTTATGAGTGAATCAGACCTTCCATCAGATGTTTCGGCTGACAAGGTTATGAGGTACTTAATTTATATGTACGACCCCAACACACCACTAAGACGCGAAATACCCGACATAAAGAAAAGAAAGCAGTTTACCCTGACTAAATTAAACATAGTCAAGTTGGGCGACACCGAAGTTCCCGAAGGTTATTCCGAAATGTGCGGGATGAATAAGGATTGGATAGTGACACGATTTATAGCCTTTACTAAATTTTTTAAGTCAATGGCGTATGAGAAACTTCTTGTGGCAGAGGAACGATACGCGCAGATGAACAACCTTATTTTGACTTCTGTAATTGACAAGGCTACGGATGACAAAAACCTACAAACAGGTAGAAAGGCTTGGTATGACGACATTAAGGAAGCCTTGCAAGAAATAATGGATGGCGAAAGTTCCAAAAGACTTGAAGAAAGCATTGTGTTTACGGTGAAGATGGAAAGCATGGGGTTAAGACCCGAAGAATACAGCAGACAATACAGGGAAACAGGAAATTTATTTAGCGACATTGTGCCATGAGTAGTGTAGTTGATTTATATGAGAAGGAAGATGAATACGTTATCCTCAATGATAGGGATGAGGACTTGTTTCCAATACCCATAAAACTTCCATCACTAACGGAGTGGTATAGCAAGTATCTTGGTAGAGAAGTGTCTTGGGGCGAGGCCATAACCTATGTGGACGGATACGGCCTACACCCAAACGATCAGGTTTTTAAGCACCAGCAAGTTCCCGAAAGAATCAAGTTAATTTATGAAACCACTTTCAATAAATTAAAGATAAAAAAGAAGTACAAGGAAATTACAGAAGTTTCGCAAGAAGACTTGTACGATGAAATAGAATCAAACCCGATATACTACAAAGAAGAGATTAAGTGGATGAAAACCCAAATTAAGCGGGTTATCTACACGGGATATTGGTGTTTTATCAAGGGTAAACCGACATACCTTAATCCACCATTTTACTTCTTTCTCAACTTTTGGAAACTAAAAAACAAGAACAGAAAAGATAGTTTGCCCGACTACCGAAACTATCAAAGAGAAATGTTTACGGGGCTTTACTACGCCCATACCACAGATGATTTATTCTATAAGCACAGAGTGGTTTGGAGAGGCGACGACTTGGCACAACAGGAAACGCTTTTTAACGAATTTCAGTCAATGATTGACTTTGAGCGTGAATTAAAGCAGAAAGGAATTGCTTGTTTTCATCAGGCAGAAGTCACGGGAGGTATATGGCGTAAAAATCCAAACGGAAGAACTTGTAATGGAATTAATTTAATATCAGGTCGTCGTATTGCTAAAACAGATAGCGCGTGTTGTTTTGGCTATTGGGCTACAATTAGAATACCCGAACAATTATTTGTGATTCAGGGATTGAACAAGGAGCAAGCCGTTGACAAGGTTTTCATTCAGAAAATTCAAGTTCCTGTAAGTAAGTTGCCATTCTTTTTTAGACCGCATATCAGAGGTAGAGAAGACGCAAAAGCGGGTATGACGTTTTTATACGATGGAGAAACACTTGCATCATATCGTGCAGGTGTTATTCCTGAACCGCACGGTGGCAGGATATTACCGCTTTCAAGTAACGAAAGGGCGGCAGACGGAGAGGAGGCCAATATTGTTTACATTGATGAACCCGGTAAGCGACTTGATAAAAAAGCACAAGAAAGGGATATACCTTCTTTGTGGTACGAGGTATTGAAACCCGCAACCGAAATTGGTTCGGAGATCGTTGGAACTTGCATCATGCCTACGACGGTTGGCGAAATGGAATCAGGTGGTGGAGATCAGTTTTTGCGAATTGTAAACGATTCGCACTTTGACGACAGAACCGATAACGGCACTACGGTGTCAGGGCTTTTGAATATATTTTTAAGTGGTTACTACGCCATACCCGGATTTATAGACAAGTGGGGATTTACGGTAATGGAAACACCTAAATTTCCCGTAATATCCAACACAGGTAAGTCAATAACAATGGGTGCAAGAGAGTGGCACGAAAACCAAATTAGGCACTTTGAAAAGAACAAACAATGGGAGAAGCTGAACACGCACAACCGAAACTTCCCACCATCATTTAAGGCAGCGTTTCAATTAAACATGAAGGGTATGGGCATGACTGAAATCACCCTTCAAAAGATGAAAAACAGGGTAAGTGATTTAAGGTTTAGCAAGTCAGCACCGCCATATTCACGAATAGACTTTACGTTTATACCTAATTCTGAAAACGTAATGACCGAAATACATGATTTAGGTCGTTGGGTGTATTCATACTTGCCGCCAAAGCAAATGTGGAATCAGAAAACAGTCGTAACCGAAGACGAAGGATACACAAGGCTTGGAACAAAAGGGCAGATTTACGCACCACACACTTCGGTAGCTAACAAATTCGTTATATGTTTTGACCCCGTTAAATTTGATAAAATGAACCGTAGGGGAAGCGGCAGTTCAACTCCTGCTGCTGCGGTTTACTACAAAAGAGATATGACCGTTGATCCCGACACAAAACCGAGAGATGAATGGGTTAGCGAGGACTATGTTGCTTTGATAGCACATAAAACAGACTTTAAGGAGGAAATTTATGAGGAGGTATTAAAGGCTGCAATACTTTATGGCGCATATATTTATCCCGAAGCCAATGACGCCAATGACTTTATGCAGTGGATTCGCAAAAAGGGATATGATGGGTATTTACTAAGAGATATTGATGAGAAAGGAAAACTTGCAGCCGTTCCCGGTGTTTGGGCAGACGCAAATACCATTGGTGACATGGTAACGAAAATGGTTGACTATTTCGCTCATAATGTGTCTTACATGAAGATACCGCACATAATTGAGGATTGGTTAAAGATGAAGGGTGTTGATGATTTGACAAACCGAGATATTGCGGCTGCAACGGGATGGTGTCAGAGAGCGTCAGCACAAAGAACGGGTGAAGTTTATAAAGATTGGTATGGTGAAGTAGAGATAGATGATGAACCCGATATGTTTTAAGATAAAAGAAAAATAAATTTTAATGCTAAAACATTTGTTTTTAGTTAATTAAATAACATAGTTTTGCGTTTCGATGTATCTAATCCCATTAAGTTCAGGATTTGCGTTTCCCGACGATAGTGTTTCGGAAAAGGAAAAGGCAGATGTTAAATTTGGCTCAAAAGTCGCTCGTGCTTTGTGGGCTAAATTTTGTCTTGGAGGCACTTATGGTTGGGGCTATAACGATTTACAGAACATAAAACTTATTCGTGATTACGGTGACGGTGTTCAGGATGAGAGAATTTATAGGGATTGGCACACCAATGGATCACCGATAGGCGGTGGAAGGATTAATCAAGGAAACGGCAATCAGGGTGGAAGACACGCGAGGCTTGCAGCAACACAGATGCGCGGGGCAATGGTTAATATTTCTTACAAGCCATTTAGCCCAATACCTAAATTTAGTTCAACGGTAATTTCAATGCTTTCTGGCAACGATTACTTTGTTGAATTTACTTCGGTAAATAAAAACGCCATTGATGAAAAGACGAGGAAAAAACTAAAACTGTTTTATGCCTCAACAATGGTAAACCCACTTGTTAAAGAACTTGGGCTTCCTGAAATACCGATTCCGTTTCAGCCAAAGGATGAGAGAGAACTTGAAATGCTCGAAAAACAGGGCGCGTTTAAGTCAGATATAGAGAGATCGTTGGAGCAGGTAGCGGAAACAGGATTTAAGTTGTCTAATTGGCCGTATAAAATTCGTAGAAAGTGCAATAAGGACGCTATTGACTTTAATTTAAGATGCGCTAAACTTTACACGGAAGCAAGCGGAGCGGTTAAATGGAGATACGTTGATGTGACAAGAATGATTGTTCTTTGGAACGACAATGACGATGAACCCGTTGGTATTGGTGACGTAAGGCTTGTAGATATTCAGTCTATTTACAAAGATTTAGTTGATTCAGGATATACCGAAGACGAAATTAAGGGCATTGCTAAAACGTATCAGGGTCAACAAATTGCGCAATGGGCAAATGATTCAGTAATTTTTGAAAGGAAAGACCCACTAACAAACCGTTGGATGTGGCTTGACTTCAAAGTTCCTGTAATGGATTTTGATTACCTATCAACTGACTATCATCAGTTTGTAAAAGGAAAAGACAAAAAAGGAAAGACTTTTTACGAAAGAAACGAAAAGGTTGTTTCCGATAAGGAAAAAAGCAAGGACAGAGAATACGATGATTACCAATGTAATTTTTGGTATGAGGGAAGTTATATTGTCGGAACGGACAAAACATTTAATTGGAGAAAGAAGCCAAATCAGGTTCAAGGTTCTAAATTAAACCCATGTAGTTCATACGTTTTTGACAGAGCATCGGATAACGGACAAGCACTTACACAAAGGGCTATTCCTATTGAAGATGAATTAATGTTTTCTGTTATTAAGAAACGTGCTGCGGTTGCCGCTTCTGCGCCAAAGGGCTACATTGTTGACGTAGGTGATAGCGGCAGAATAATGATTGGAGGTTCAGAGTATAGCGTTTTTGACTTAATTCATATGCACCGTCAAAACGGTATCATGTTGAAGAAAACAAGCGTAAACGCAGCAACGGGAAAGCAGACATCGACACCAATTATAGAACTTGAAAACGGTCTTGGGAAGCAAGGGGATGAATGGCTAAGAGAAATTGCGGCTAATGTTTTCAACCTTGCAAGCACGTTTGGAATTACCGACGCCACAGCCGCCCAAATGGAAACAAGTGGTGAAAAAGCCGTAGGGGTCTGGGAGGGTGAAATCCAATCAACTAACCACGCAATTTACCCGCTAAAGGTGTCTGAAATGGCTTTTAAGGAAAAACTTGCAGCGAGATATGCTTTGCAGGTACGGGTGAATATAAAGTACGATGATAGGTGTCGTGAATTTTATGAGAACCAACTTGGTAAGCACGTCATTGGTGTACTTGATTCAATAGATGAGATTTGCCTTGAAGACATAGGTGTAGTGGCAAAAGCACTTCCAAATGAGAAGAAGAAAGATCAAATCTTGATGAGGGCGGTTGAAATGAGTAAAATCGCAACCCGTGATGGAAGCACTTATTTAACACCCGCAGACGTTGAAAGGGTTAGTGAATTTCTTGAAAACGATGATATTGAGGGCGCACGTCAGTATATGTACGACCGTGAAAGGTTTAACAGGGAGAACGCGGAAAGGGTGGCGCAGGAAAGTATGCAAATGACTATTAAAGGTCAACAAGAATCTGCAATGATCGCGGAACAAGCCAAACAGCAAACTATTCAAGTTGAACTTCAATCACAACTTGCAAAAATCGAAGCTGAAAAGCAAAAAGAAATTGAGGTAATGAATTTGAAGTACGAACTTGAAAACAGAAACAAGGTAACAGAAATCAGAGAAAAAGGCAGCGAGGACATGAATCAGTTGCTTGTGGAGATCGAAGGTGAAAAACAAACAGGAACAAATATTAGAAACGATAAAACATAAACAAAATGGCAGAGGAAAACGGAAAAGTACAGACGGATGAAGTTGTAACAACAGAAACTACAACCACCGAAACAACACAAACACAAGATCAACCTTATTATTCACAGTTTGGTGAATTTAGTTCAGAGGATGAATTTAAGTCATGGGTTGATGAGGCAAAAACGGTAGTTAATTCAAAGAGTGAGATTGAAAGGGTTAAATCGGAGTACGAAAACCAACTTCGGTTTTTGGGTGAGGCAGAGGTAGATATTGACCCCGAAATTTCCACGCTTAATGAATTTAAGAAAAAAGGAATAAGCATTGATATTGCGACAAGAGTTACTTCATTTGACGCAGAAAAGTCTAATGACAACCCACTTGCAACACTTATTCTTGCGGAGGCTGTGTCAAACCCAAACAAGTTCAACAAACTTGGTCACGCAGGTATTGAGGCCGCGATAAGAGAAAAATACGGACTTTCAGAGGATGGTGAATACACGCCAACAGCACTTATGAAGTCCGATTCAATAGACGCAATAGAAAAAATTCAAAGTGTAAAAAATTCTATTGCGGAAATAAAAAACCCAATTAAATTTGCAAAAGAAGAACTTCAAAAAAGAAGTCTTACTTTCGAGGAAGGTAAAAAAGCATCATTACAACTTTTTGAATCAGTTGTGAAAGAGATCAGCGAGATTACCGACACTCATGGCGAAGTCAAGTTTACCTACAAAGTATCGGAGGAAGAACGACAAATAGCCATGAACTTGAAAGAGCAAATTGCTTCACAGTTCCCCGCCACAAAAGAAGGCAGAGAACAAATGTCACAGTATGTAAACAATTACTTGCGCATTCAAAAGTACCTGAGTGGCGAAGTTTACAAAGAGTGGCAAAACAGTCTTGCAGCAGACGTGAGGCAGCAAGCGGTCAAAGAAGTCCTAAATGGAGGCAGGGTAGTAACCCCCAACCGTTCAGGAAATCCAAAATCCACAAACGAAAAAGACTCACCTATTTACAGGCAAGCCGTTCGTGATGGAAAAATTAAAGAATAACAACATTAAAAAAATTAAAAGAAAATGAGCAATTTAATTCCTCAGTCCATACAAGGTGGGATGACCTACCAAATATTGGATCAATGGTCTGCCATGATGGAAGATAAATCAGCAACGCTGTACTTTCCGTTTGGAGATCAAAACGCCCGTACTATTACGGCAATTCGCAACGGTATAGGCCAGTTGCAACAAATTAAGCAAGCACGTTGGTCATGGTTTGAAGAAGACCGTGCGCAAGTGCCTTTTACGGTTGAATCGGTTACAAACGCATCAGGTGTTTACACCATTACTATTCCTTCGGACGAAGTTGACCCTGCTACGGGTAATTCATGGCCGAACAAGTTTGATGTGTTTCAGCACGTAGAGTCAGGCCGTAACTTCTACATTTCTGACAAACCAGCAGCGGATGAACTCGTGGTTAAGCCCGTGAACAACACAGGTGCAAACCTTATTTCTATCGTTGCGGGAGATACGTTCTTCTACATTGGTCAAGTATCAAAAGAGGGTTCAACAGAGGTAATACCTAAGTTTTACTTCTCAACTGAGTACACAGTAGGTACACAGATCGTTCGTCACAACGAGCAGTCAACAGGTAGTGCCTTGTTTAATCAACTTTGGTACGATCAGTTGCAAAGCAGAGTTTCGATTCCTTACAGCAACTCTCAGGACGTAATGAAGTTGCAGCGTATTCACAACCTTGCCTTCGTAAACTCGTTCTTTGCTAATGAGTTGTCAAACAACCTTAGCGCGGCTGAAAACTTCAACACCACTTCGGCAACAGAGGGTATGTATAATGGTCTTTACAAGACTATTTTTGGTCGTGGTCAGAAGCAGGACACGGGCGGTACTCCGGGCGTAAGTGATTTTTACGCACTTGAAGCATTGCTAAGTCAGCAGGATTCAAGCATCAGAAGCTATTCTGTATGGACAGGTGGCGCGGTTTACTCACAGGTTTCACAAGCCATGCTTGAATATTTGAAGCAGACCTATGTTGATACCACCGTGCAGGAATACCGTGACTTGTTCTACAACGGTAGCCTTGATACTAATTCAATGCGTACCACTCTTGATTTTCAGTACATGACTTTTCAGGGTAAAAACTTTGGATTGAGTCGTATTGATATTCTTGATAACCCGACAACTTTCAATGCGGGTTCAGGTTTGCAGACCACTAAGCCTTGGCAGAACGTGGCGTTTTTCATTCCGCTTGGTAACGGTGCTGACGATGGTAACGGAAATCTTGGTAAGTATGTTCGTATCTGCCACAAAGGAGATACAACAAGCCGCTTTATGAAGATGTGGTACACAGGTGCTATGTCGCCAAATGGCAATCAGACAGCAGAAGATACCTTGCGTATTGATATTCTGTCAGAATACACACTTGGATTCCTTATGGCGAACAACTACGGTATGTTCTACAAAGCATAATCTACTTGAAAGGGGGACGTAATACTCCCCCTTTCTTTTTAATAAATTAAATACAAAACAATATGTTATTCGACAACAGCAAACCCTATGTAATCCCTGAAACGGGTGACTATTCGCGGGAAATGTTAAAGCAAGCATTCCCTGAATTTTATGCAGGAAAAACAGTAAAAATTAATGCACTTGAACACCTTTGGGTAACTTCTAAAATGGTGAACAAGGACAGAATGAGTGTGGGTATTCGTAAAGACCCGCCTAAACCAACAGGACACAAAGCACAGGCAAACCTATTGATTGACGGAAAGCAGGTTAATTTACAATGGAGTGATTCAATGCCTTCTGTAAACGATAAAGGAAACGCCACTTTTACATATCCATCTAATCAGATCATGCTGAAAAATGGGTATCAAATTTCACCTGAAAGAGGGCAAGAGGACTTGCTTTATTTCTTGTATTTTGGTGCTTCTTTTATCAGTAATTCATATAAGCCCGGACGTACACCACAGTATGAATTTGTTAAGCCCGAAGTTAAGGCGGCAGAGCGTATTGAGGCGTTTAAGAAGGCTACGGAGTATGAAAACCGTATTTTGATTCAGTTGACTGATGAGAAAGTTAATTACGCATTGAAGGGACTTGGCATGGATGTCAAGGATAATTCAGATATTAATCGTGTTGCGCTTTTGGATAAGGTTAAGCG